CCGCATCAATGCGTAACCGCTTCACCACCTCCCTCACCGCCTCATCGGCTGGCGGGGTGGGGGTGCGGCGGTCAAAGCCGATGTCAGTAGCGGTGCCGTCCTGCGCCAAGGCGATGTAGGTCGGCGGCTTAAGTACGCTCCAGACGATCTCGATGGCCGTCTGCATTCCGTAAGCCGCGTAATTCTTGGCCGGCGGGTCGCCTTGCCAGCCGCGAATCCTGCCGTGCATCGCGTCGCGCAGCCGTTCCCGAAGTGCCAACAGCATATGCGGCGGGACGGGCTCGAATCGGTAACTCGTCTCTGAGGGGGGCGAGCAGGCGGCCACGACTTCGTTAAACGCCCTGGTCTGGTCGGCACCAGAAATAGCCGGTGCCGGGGCGGGTGGCTCTGCAATTTCATCGCAAAACCGACACCCCTTCTTCCGGGGCGCGTGGCCGCAGACGAGTGACAATGAAGGCTGTTCCGCCCCCTCGGCGCGCTCTATGGCGGAGGCCTCGATAGCGTCGGCTTTCGCGCTGAGGTGGTCGCGCGCGGTTAGGAGGGCCGTGTCTGGGGTCCCGCCCCGGGCATATTCCTTGGCGCCTATGTAGAGTGCTGCGGAAACATAGCGAAGCGTCGCCGGGCACGGTGTATTGGCTGCGGTCATGTACGTAACTCCTGCAAAAGACGCTCCATCGCCCTTTTCCCGTTTAGATAGATCGCTTCGGTGGCAACCTTGTCTTCTGCGGGATCATCTCGCAGGAAGCGTCTGTCCTGTGTGGCGGTAGCGACAGCATCGACCAGCCAGTTTGCCCAATACTCGGGGGTATCCTTGGCTGCGGTCATCGGGGGCTCCGTGTCTCGAATTGCATCTGGCAGGCTCGCGACGACAGGCCATCTTGGCACTTGAGCGGGTAGAACCCGGTCAGATGGGCCTCGTCGCGCCCTTCCCAAACAGGCTTCTTCCTGCCGGCCAGGAGCTTGCTCAGGTTGAGTACGCCGATATACGCGCATTGGTCGCAGCGCAGGACAGCATCCCGGCTCAACCGTCGTGTCCTCGCGCTCATCGGGGGCTCCGGGATTTGAGGGCGGCTGTCACAAGCGCCAGGATCACGTTGCCGTCCTTGCGCCGCACGCTCCACGGACCCCCCTCGTCGGACAGGTTAAGTCCGACGGTCGCGTGGCCGAGGCCATAGAGCGTGCTGATCTCGTATTCGACGCCGGGCTCTAGCAGCGTCATCGCCGCGTCTAGGCTGCGGGTCGGATCGGGCCGCAGGTGGCCGTGTATCCAGTTGAACTTTTCGCCGGGCGGATACCAGCAACCGCCGTCGTAGGCGTCGGCTAAGTCTTCGGGCGACAGTCCCTTGAGTTGCTCCGCGCCGTAATTGATGCGCCAGCCGGCGGCGAACAGAACGGCGTCCGAGAGGCCCCGGCTTCCCTCCGTCGCCTTCTCCAACCTCTCCAGTAGGTCACTCACGTCGCTCATGGCTGGGGCTCCTTGGAGAGGGCGGCGGATAAGCAGGCGCGGGACATGTGTTTCCGGCTTTCCACCATCTCGTCTGTTAGCTTTGACGGGTGACACGACAGAAGCGCCAGGCCCTTCGCGCCACGCGCCACCATCTCTTCGGAAATCTGCGGGTCCTTGCTGAGCAAGACGGCGGCGACATACTTGACGACTTCCGCCACATCGACGCTGGCTGAGAACATCAGCGGCATGTCTTTCGTCGCCACGGAGATTGGGTTGCCGGTATTGACGTGGCCGCCGCCGAATGTGGCGAAGCGCCAAGTGATGCCCTCCAGCAATTCGGCCAGCTTCTCTTCCGACAGGCCCGGGGCGGGCAGGGGGGCGGGGGTCATGGCTTCCTCTTCCTTGGCACCATCGCCATCTTGTCCATCGCGGCGAGCCATTCCTTCACGTCGGGGTCGTCCATCAGGGCTTGCAGCGCGACACGGTCAAAGGCGTGACCGTCCGCCGAAAGCATCTCGTCAACGTGGACCGCGATGCTGCCGAGTTTGCAGAGCAATGCCGGCGATGGTTTTAGGGTGTCGCTCACTTCTTCACCTTGCGGGGCTTGGGTGCCTGGGGGTGCCAGGAGACGAGAGAATTTCGGAGCGCGCTGATATCTTCGCGAAGCCGCGCCACCTCCCGGCCCAAGGACACAAGCTCCGCCATAATCGGGTGCGTGTCGATTGTCCGACCAAATTGCAGGTCGATAAGGCCCCGGCCGATACGCTCGTACAGGCGCCCAATGTCATCGCGCTCTGAACTGTTGCCGCCGCCGAAAAACATCCCCTATCTCCCTCTCAATTCGCGCGCCCTGGAGAGAGCGGCGCCTTCTAGAATCGGCTTCATCGATCTATTTCCTTCAGGTTTGCGGATTGGCGGGCGCGGAACACGACACGCTGCATGGCGTCCAGATCACCCCGTACAGCCCACAGGGCATCGGCCAGCTCACGACCGAGGATGCCCCAGGTCTTCGTGAGGTAGCCTTCGTAGTCGGCGGTGCCTTTCTTGTGCACGGCGTCACGGCCGGTTGTGTGGTGGTCGCGGCAGAGCGGAATCGTGTAGCGGTCCTCGGCCTTCATGCCGCCGCGGAACTCGCCCTCCGGTTTCATCAGGTGGTGGGGATCGACCGGCTGGATGCTGCACCCGCTGACCGCACACGGCAGCTTCTTGACCAATTCCAGATGGTCGGGGGCCTTCTTCCATGCGTCCTTATCCGGTATCTCGGGGACGGAGCGGGGGATGCGGGGGGCGAGGCGCATCGTCAGAACGGGATATCGTCGTCGAGGTCGCCAACCGGCCGACGCTCGCTCTTGCCCGTGGCCGCCCCGTAGTCGGCCTGGGAGTCGTCCTCCTCGTCGCGCCGCTGCCCGCTGTCCAGCATCGTCAGCTCGCCGCGAAACTGGCGAAGCACAACCTCGGTCGAATACTTCTCGACGCCGCTTTGGTCCGTCCACTTGCGGGTCTCAAGCTGGCCTTCGAGGTAGACCTTCGCCCCCTTGCGCAGATACTTCTCGGCCACATCGACCAGGCGCTCATTGAAGATGGCGACGCGGTGCCACTCGGTGCGCTCCTTGCGCTCGCCGGTCGCCTTGTCGCGCCAGTTCTCGGAGGTGGCGACGGACAGGTTGCAGACCTTGCCGCCGTTCTGAAACGTCTTGACCTCGGGGTCGCGCCCGAGGTTGCCAACGATGATTACCTTGTTGACCGATCCAGCCATGGCTATGCCTCAAATCCTTGTTTGGCGAAGGTTGCGATAGTCTCGTCCTCAAGCGTCCGGTGAATGACTTGCGCCTCGTAAACCTCTGGCGGGCTGGCCGGGCGCGGGAGGGCCTGATAGGCCCCGAGCTTCTTGGCCCGCTCCGTCATGTCGTCCAGAAGATGGACAAACTCCTTAAGCCCCTCGGATAGCTTGGCGATGTAGTCGCCCTCGCGCTCCGACCGGATCAGGGCCGGGGGCATCCGGGGGTGATAGGAGTACAGGTCCGCGTGGTCGAGTTCGGCCACGAGGATTTGTCCCTGAACTTGCGGCTTGTACTCGTCGGCCAGGTTGGCAAACAGGTAGCCGAGGTGGACGTGCGGGGCCGGGCACTTGATCTCCAGTCCGATACGCTGGTCGTTGAGCACGATACGGTCAGGCGAGCAGCCGATTCTCCCGTCATCCGTGGTGATGAAGCCGACCGGGACGGTTTTCACCTCGTGGGTAAACTCGTATTGCAGCACGGCGTCGGGCTCCAGCTCCTTGCCGCGCTCCATCCATGCCTGACCCTCGATGGAATCGGTCGGCATATTGAGCAGCCGTTCGGCCACCAGTTTGAGGGCATACCGCGCCGCGGACTTGGAGGGCTCGCACTTCTTCGGCGTCACGATCTGGTCGAATGACGAAGCCGTGGGTATGCCGAGCCGCGCCCGGTACCAGTCCTCGGAGCCCTGCGCGAAGTTGAGGTAGAGCTTCACGCCCCGGCGCCCTTCTTCTTGCTGGCCATCTCGCGCTTCTGCAGCAGCATGTTGCGGGCCACGACATGGTGGCTTTGCTGGAGATCGGCCAGATCGGCCACCCCGAACAAGTCAAGGAAGCGCCGCTCGTCGGTGCCGGTCTCGGTGATCAGGATTCTCAAATCCTCGATCTGCTCCGACTTGAGGAAGGACATGCCCGCCAGCTTGCCGTCGTCATCCTGATTCTCGGTGACGATGTTGAGGGCCATGGTTGCCGCGTAGCGCTTGCCGTAAGACAGGGCCGAGCCCCAGCCCTGGATGTTGTTCTTGCCGCCCGAGGAATCGCAGGGCAGGGGCGGGCCGGGGGTTTCGGTCGAGTGCCCCGCCGAGTGCCGCAGGACGGCGGTCACGGTCAGAGTGCTTCCCTCGATGGTCCGACTGAAAGACAGCGCGAACCCGTGCTCGGTGAGGATCGGCCGAATTTCGGCGTCGATGTCCTCCCAGGTGGCGAAGTTGGCGACCTTCCGCTTGGCCCCTTCCGGCTTGTTCTTGTCTACCGGGTATTCGAGGACGCCGTTCTTTTTGATCCTCGGGAGCTTCGGCTGCATCACGACGAAGGCGGCGTTGAAGGCGGCGACCGCCTGCCGATCCTCCATATGCTCCTGCAGGAGGACAAGGTCCTTGAACTTGGCGCCGTCCACGGACGGGTCCTTGGCGAGCGCGATGATGGCCTGCAGCACGGGGCTGGCGGGGGCCTCGGCCGGCAGGGCCGGCACCTTCTCGGGCGCGGCCACGGCGATCTCGGTTCCTGTATCGGGCATCGGTTCCTCCAAAAGGTCTCGTTCAATCGGCTCGCGCATCATCATTGCTCCGCATCCACGATCCTGTAGTTGCTGCCGACCCTCTCGCCTGTTGCGTATTGGGGCTGGTAAGTGAGGGGGTAGATCATGCGAAGGCGAACTCCGTTTGAGGGGAGTAGGGGCGCTCAGCAGCAGGCATTTCGGCGGGGGCCTGCCCGAACGCCTTGAGGCCACCCTTGGAAAAGCCGATGTGCTTCCAGCCGGCGCGCGTGTAGCAGTAGCCCGGGTTGGTGCTGCGGATTTCGCCAGCATCTACAAAGGTGATGATGCCGTGTGGCTCGGGGCCGTCGCCCCAGAAATGCCGCGTCACAGACACCGCTTCTTGGATAAGCTCGCTGGAGAGGCCAGCACCTTCGTTGCGGAACAGGCTATTGACCCACGCGCCCGCCCATTCGTGGCGGACGTACTCCGCGAAGGGCCAGCTGGTGACCCACAAGGCCCGCTCGCAGCGAGACAGCAGGACGATGCAGCGGCCGGGCGGGACGAATTGCGGCGAGCCGACTTTCTGCCGGTTGTAATGCCGGTCAGCCAAGGGGAGGGCCGCGCGATCCGCTCTATGTGAGAGCTGCCAGATCATTCGCACGCCCTCGCCACAGTCTTCTGTTCGTTCTGCACCCTCACCACCTGAGAAGCCGCCACCCTGTCCCCGCAGACCGCCTCCGCTACTTCCCCGAAGGCTTGCCAGCGAGAGAGGGAGGCATTCCAACTGTCGGCGTAGCGCTCCAGCTCTCTAATCTCGATTGAGACTTGCTGGCTCACCTGCTCGTCCATGTCCCATCTCGCCAAGCCGAAGGTGAGAGAACAGGCAGCCGATAAGGCGATGCAGAACTGGGGGAGGGTGATCATCAGATCCTCCCCGTCTTGGAAGGGCTGGCGAGGGCCAGGGCGTTGACGAACTCTGCCCGCTCCTCGCGCTCGATCTCTTCGCGGTGCTCCTCGTATTCGATGGTGGAGACTTCAGACCGAAGCTCCGCGATGTTGTCGTCCTGCCGCTCAACCGCGCCCTGGATGACGGCGGCGAGGAACTTGGACCCTGCGTTTTCAGCGGATCGCTTGCAGTCCATGAGATTGAGGCGGGCGTTCTGGGAGATGACGAGGGCGCGCTGGAGAGCGGAGAACGCGCAATCCTTCTTCGCCTGTTCCAGGGTGCGGGTGGGGAGAGGGAGGGCGGTCATGGCTAGTGGCCCTTGATCAAGTCCAGGGCGAGGCTGACCATCGCCGTTTCGATTTCGGCGGCAAGCTTGGTGCTCAAATCGTTCTTGAGCGCGATGCCCTCCGAATACGCGATGGCCTTCTCGTAGGCACCGAAGTTCGCGCCCTTCAGTTCGTTGTACATATGGCGGTAATCGCTCATCTTCCTACCTTGCCTCCTCGGTGGTCAGGGCTAGGCGGTTTCGCGCACGAGTTCGCGCGGCGGGTTGACCACCAATTTCTTTAGCTCGCTGATGTCGGTGCGCTGGCACGGGCGGAAGCGAGAGGCGCGGTATGCCCACCCATCCTCGCGCCGGGTTTCCTCAAGCAGCAAGCCAACCTTCCCGTTGTATTCTGGGATAATCGTGGCGATGGTGTAGACGGAGCGCTCGTGCAGTTCGGCGCCTGTCTCCCATTGCTGGCCCGGCTCAATCGATGCATCCACACACACAACGTTCATGCCGACTTCATATCGCGCGCCCATGTCGTTCATTGTCCTTTCTATGGCTGGGGCTTGAGGGCGCGGATGGCGGTGGCGAAGTAATCGGACTCCGTCGCCACTCTTTTCGCCGCCGCTTCCAGCGCCGCGTTCACGCCAGCGAGGTAGGCATCGCTGGTCACCCGCCCCATAAATTCGCCAGTCGCTTCCGTGTAGAACAGGAGCGCCTTCGACTGCTTCTCGCGAAATGCCGCCGCGTACTCCTCCGCCATCCGTTTGAAATCAGCCATTGCCATTACCCTCAATCACCTTGGAAAGAGCGGTTTTGGATGGTCGGCTTTGGGCAGCCACATCCGTAATCCACGACCCAACCGCAAACGGAGCACGCATCACGCGCGAATTCGGTAACCTGCTGGCCAGCGAGGGCCTTTGGACGACCACATCGCGGGCACTCGCGAAAGCTCATGACGTTTCGCTCGCCGCACCCAGCGCACTCCCATTTCTCAGGTGTCGGCGTATGCCCTTCTTCTTTCACTTTCCCAGCCATCGGGTTTGATTCCTCGGGTGAGGGGTTAGGACTTCACGACGTAGGGCTTGATCCGCTTGCCGGCGATTGCGTCGTCCAGGCGGTCCATGACCTGTGCCTTGTCGATGGCGTGGGGGTCGGTTATCAGCACGCTCCCGAAACGCGCAGGGTCGTTCAGGAAAATCCGCTTGGCCTCATCGAGGCGGAGGCCGAATGTCCGCGCCGCGTTCTTCATGATGTCATGGCTTCCCCAGTCCAAGCCGAGCGAGACGAGCTTCGCGTCTGTGTAGGCCCAGCCAAGCAGGCAATGAACGGTGCCGCACTTGCTGTGACCATTGATGACGCGCATGTGCACCTTGTGCGCCGGCACCTTGGCGAACACGGCCCGCAGTCTGCGCAGCGCCTTCACGTTCCTTTTCGCTTTCGTCGCCATCGGTTTGTTCCTTCTCCCTGTGTCCCTGGGTTAGACGGCGGGCTGATCGGCTGTGGCGGCCTGATCGAGGCGAGCGATGCGCGCGGCGCCCGCGTCGGTTAGCTCGTAGCCGCTTCGCGCCGTGAGCTGCCCAGCGTCCGGGCCGAAGTGCTGGAAAACCTCGGGGAAGCTGTCAGGCCACAAAGAGCCGCCGAAGGTCATGACCATCCGCGAGCCGTCAGTGACGGCGAATTCGCAATAGCCCTTCTCGCTCTGAATGCGGAAGCGCCGAACCGTCACGCCGGGGCCGGCGAAACCCATGTAGGTGCCAACCGTTTTGATTGTCGTCGCCATGTCTGCTTGTCCTCCCTGCTGCTGGATTGGGGTTAGCGGGTTGGCTTGGCGAGGGCGCGTCGCTGGTCATCGTTCAGCGCCGAAAGCACCCAGCGCCGCTCCTCGGCCGTCAGCATGTCGAACTCGGCCGAGGTCAGTTCGGTCATCGGCTTGTTGCGGATGCGCTCCATCTCGGCGGCCCGGTCGTCGCTCATGCCGCCATCACCTTCTCGGCCCACTTACGAACGCCCGCCTCGGTCGCCCGCTTGGTGCACACGAGGGTCGCATCGCCGGTCACGACATCGCCGCCAGCCACGTTGACGTACAGGCGTGCGGACCACGGCGAGCCCGCGTCGTTCCGCATGGCGACCACCGCGCGCTTGCCGCTGTTGATCTGGATTGTGTTCGCCATGTTCCGCTGCTCCCCTTTTCCTGCTGCTGCCCTCGGGTGAGGGGCGATGGGGAGCATACTTGCATTAATCGCAAGATCGGTCAATGCGGAAAACGCAAGCCCGTGCAAAATATTTGTGACGGCACATCGCCCGCACGTTTGCGGTGGGAAACCGCACACATGTCCAAAACGTGAACGTTGGCCAGCTAAACTTTAGTGCTAAGATACGGAGGCGTTCCGCCGAGGGGTCGGCGGGGCAGGTGGCGTTAACCACCTGATCCAGCGCGAATTATGCTCGCGCCCCAGGCTTTCGCGAGGCCGCCGGCCCTTTCGGGCGGCGGGACGATAAGGAAGGGGGCGTTAATAAATGACTACTGACGTAGTTAGTAGGCCCGGCTCCACGGCTGACCAGCTCATCCGAGCGGTGCTTGCGGAGAGGACGGGGCTTAAGGGCCGTAAATTGGCCCGCCTGTGCGTTCTGGTGCGCCGGGCGGTACGGAAGGCGCTTAGCTGCCCGCCTTCACCCGGCGCACGATTTCGAGGGAAGCGGCCAAGCTCTTATCGTCCTGGGGCACGCCCGCGATCTTGAGCAGGATCTCCTGAACCTTGCGGGCCTCGGCAATTTCCTCCGGGGTCGGCAGGCCGCCGCTGGGCATGGCTTTGGCGTGGCCGTTGGGGCTGTCGCCTAGATACGCCTCGATCTTGGGGATTTCGCGCGATTTTATCTCGCGTTCTCCCGAAAGTATGCGGGATGCCACGGATTCGCTGCGGCCGATGGCTTTCGCCAGTCCAGCTTGCGTTTTCCCGGGCTTGCTCAAGCCCTTACGAATCCACTCCAGATCCATAGGTTCATAAGTAGTCCGGCAAGGCTTGCGGCCGTAAGTGCGAATTCCGCATTTTGGGGCTTGCGATAACCGCAAGAATGTGCAGAATGGCGGGGATGGTCACACCCGCCCACAATGTAATTCGCAAGCTCGGAGGCGCCCAGGCCGTCGCCAAGCTGCTCGATCTCGACGTTTCCAATGTCCACCGGTGGACGTACCCGAAGGCTCGAGGCGGCACCGGTGGCAAGGTGCCCACGCGGCACCAAGACACGCTCCTGCGGAAGGCCGAGGGCAAGCTCACCTACGCCGATTTCTTCGAGAAGGCGGACGCTTAGCAATGCGTCCCGGGGGCCACATCCCAAGCTTGGCCGCCGCTGGCGAGGGCGTAGGGCGCCTGCAATCAACAACGGCAGAAATCATTTCGAGTTCCCGCAAGGACACGGACGTTGCTTGGCTGGCCGGCCTGTTCGACGGCGAAGGCACGGTGTGGTGCCGGTGGCCAAAGCGAAAGAACGTCATCGTCGAGATCAAGATGACGCACCGGGAAACCATAGAGGTCGTCAACCGCCTTTTCCCTGGGCGTGTCGCACGCGGGCAGATATCCGGCTGGAGCATCCGGCCGCAGTGGCGATGGTCGCTGGATACGCTGGGCTCCAAGCAATTCCTCACGTTGGTGCTGCCTTATCTGGTGACGAAGCGCCGAGAGGCCGAGATAGCTCTCCAGCTTTGTGATCGGACCGGCGCAGTTGATATGACCGCGCTGGCGGCCGAACTTCAGGCGGCCCGCGCATGAAGCCCGGCCCGCACTCAACAATCTGCAGGACGAGGGCGGTGGGTACGTCACCTTTCGGGCCGCCCCCTTCCTTTGCACCCGTCGCCGGGCACGGGGCAGACAGCCCGGCACCCTCATTCGCTTCCGCTCCGACCTTCGCCCTCCCTGGGGTCGGTGGCGTGGGCGGCATCCGATCCCCCTTGGGTGCCGCCCTGAATTTCAGCAGCGACAACTCGTATCCCGGTGCCTGGATTGAGTGGTGCGATTGCGGCGAGCAGCCGTTTGCGGGGACGCCGTGAGCAAGTGGCGCACCATCGACAGCGCGCCGAAGGGTAGCAAGAGCGTCCTGCTTTTGCTTGGCGAGACGATTCCAGAAATGCCCGACATTCGCGTTGGCGGCCGCATCAGCGGAAAGGACGCGGAGGAGCTTGGGTATCGGGGGTACGCCAAATACGGCGGCTGGCTCATCTGGAACGCCGGCAACGATTTCTATGTGGTTGATGCGGGCGACCCCACTCATTGGATGCCTCTCCCCGAGGCCCCGAAGCCATGACCGATACCAGCCATCTCTGGGACAATCTGCGGACGCCGGCAGTCCCGCCGACCGTCTCTGAAATCATGTTCACGATATCGCACGATCACATGCGCTGGGGCTGGACCAAGCCCACCACCGCCGATCAAGTCATCGCCTGCAACAGGATAGACTCCGATCTCAAGCGCGTCGTGTTGCTCCACCCCGCTTGGAAATGGACAGGGCCGAGCGAAGGAGCGGGTTTTAGATGGTTGCCGCCGGTCTCCTTTTGCTTTCGGTGTTCAGCCTGGGTTGTGCGGCCGTCATCCTTCACGACTACTACGTCGATGGGCGGCCGAACGTGATGAAGCTCGGGCTCGGCTTGTCCGGTATCGCCACGAGCGGCGCCTATGTGTGGCTGGCCTTGGCATGACCGCACAGCTATTCACCCTTCAACCGCGCCAGTATCGCACCAACCGCGTGCTTCACGTGCCGGGGGCCGACGTTGTCCCCCTCACCGAATATCGTTCGTTCAACGCCCGGCTCGATGACCACTGCCGCCAAGCTGGAGTCTACGAGGACCGGGCATTCAACATCCTGACCTTTGGTTTCGATCTCGCGGCGATCTGGGCCGCTCACATTGCGTCGTTCGGTGGTCTTCACGAGTCACATCGTGGAGACAACCAGTGCGCGACACTTCCCCCGCCCCAGGGAGAACCTTCCCCGAACTCACCAGCACCAACGGACGCAGCGTGACACGGCATGACTTCCGAAAAGCCTTATCGAATGCCATCCGAACTCGCCTCTACCCGAATACAGGCGTAACCCGGAGGCACCTTGCCGATGCTTTGGGGAAGGACGAGGACACCATCGACAATTACCTCAACGAATATTCGCAACCGGACGGTTACGTGATGGGCCTGATGATCCAGTTCTTCGACGCAGGATTCGCCAACGAGGTTTACGGCCTCCACGGCGTGGTCGTCGCCAAGATGAGCGATGCGCGCAAGGCGGCGGCGATCCAGGCGGTGAACAAGCTCTCGCCGGCACTCGATGCACTAGCGGAGATGGTGGCCGCTTGATGGGCTGGTTCGCCAAGCGCAAGCACAAGTTCAACGCCGTCAAGACCCAGGTTGACGGGATCGTTTTTGACTCGAAGGTCGAAGCCAAGCGTTACGGAGAACTGAAGTTGCTGGAGAGCGCGAAGGAAATCCGGGGCCTGAAAGTCCACCCGCGTTACCCGCTCGACGTGGAGGGCTTCCACATCTGCGACTACATCGCGGACTTCGCCTATCGGGAGCCAGGAACACCCTACGAGGTGGTCGAGGACGTGAAGGGATTCGAGACACCGGATTTCAAGCTCAAGGAGAAGCTGTTCCGCGCGCTCTACCGGGACCGTGAGTTGCGGGTGAACGGAGAGAAGCGCAAAGACCTGAAGCGCCGCGTACAGGCAGCGGGCCAGATCGCATGACCGATGAGCAAATTTACCGGCTGGTTTTCTGGCTACTCATTTGCACGACGCTTATTGCGCCGACCGTATGGGGCCGCGCGGTGGCTTGGGGGCTTGCGGTCGCCGTGCTGCTGGGCAAGCTCGCATGACCGACGCGCTTCCCTTGCTGTCGTGGACGCCAACCCCCTTGGGCGCGACGTTCAACCAACCGCGCGACGGGAAGCGCTTGGCCGAGCAGGCGCAACGTGTTCTCAACTTTGTATCCGATGGCGCATGGCACACCCTGGCAGAAATCTCCAAGGGCACGGGGACACCGGAAGCATCGGCGAGCGCCCGTCTGCGCGATCTTCGGCGGGCCGGATACACGGTCATTCGCGAGCATGTCGAGAACGGGTTGCATCGTTATCGCATTGTGAAATCAGCCGCCTGACGGGCAGCGCGGCGGGGGTGTGGGGTAATGGAAAGTCCGACGCACTACATGCGAACACCCGAGGTGGAGCGCGGCGTTCCGCTGCCGATACCCAGGCACACGGCCTATGACTTCGGGCGGCTTGAGGTTGGGGACTCAATCGTCTGCCGCATGTACGCGGGCGAGACCATCACGGCGGCAGAGAAGCGCATCCACAAGGCGTTCCACCGCTGGCGGGAGCGCTACGAGTTCAGGGCGGGGGCGAAGATAAGCGTACGGCACGAAAATGGCGCAATTCGACTGTGGCGTGTTGGCTGAACGGCGCGGGTTAGAATCATCATTAGCGCGCGACTCGAATTGGACTGAGACAATGGCACGCATCCGCACCATCAAGCCGTTCGACTTGGCCAAGATGCCCGTGCTTAACGAGGCGTGGTCGTTCGGAGACTCGCTCTATCTGCTTCGCGAGGAGGGCGGCCCCGTGAAGGTGGGGTTGTGCCAGCATCCTGTGCGCCGCATGTCCACCCTTCAGTGCGGCAACCCTCGCCGGCTGCACTTCGTCGCCGTATTCAGCGGCCTCCGCGAAGACTGCCGGTATATCGAGCGAGCAACCCTGGCGGAGTTCCGCGCTGTGTCGGTGCGCGGAGAGTGGATAGCCGCCGCCCCGCAAGAGGTGCTGACCTTCTGGGCGCAATGGGTGGTCCCCTGATGGCCCGCTTCTTCTCCGTCAAGAACTTTGACGAGTTCCAGCACTACCGGGACCGCTCCCCGCCATGGATCAAGCTCTACGGGCGAATTCTGGAGGATTACGACTTTGCGTCCTTGGCCGACGCCAGCAAGGCACACTTAATTGCTATCTGGTTGCTAGCAAGTCGCTCCGACAACCGTATTCCATACGATGCAGTTTGGGTCGGCGGGAAGATTGGGGCGCGCGAGCCCGTCGATCTCGACGCCTTGGCGAAAGCTGGATTTATCATTGTCGAACAAGGCGCTCCAGAAGAACCAAAGCCAGTGGAGCAATCTGCTAGCAAGGCGCTAGACCAGAGAGAGAGACAGAGCAGAGACAGAGCAGAGACAGAGGGAGATAAGAGGCAAGGGGCAAATAAGAATTTGCCCGACCCCGTCCAAAGCGAGGTTCCGCTGGCCGTCGAGGCTTGGAACGAACTCGCAAGCCGCTTTCCTCGATTGCCCGCTGTCCAACGCCTGACCGACGCACGGCGCGCGGCGCTGGCGGCCCGCTTGCGCGAATCCGGGGGCATCCTCGGCTGGCAGGCGGCGCTCGAAAAGATCGCCGTGAACCCCTGGCTGACCGGGGACAAGCCCTCGAAGAGCAATCCGAACTGGCGCTGCACCTTCGATTTTCTCGTGTCGCAGCGTGGATTTACCCGCGTGATGGAAGGCAACTACGATGACCACACTGCCGAAGATTCACAATCCGCACGAAGCCGCGAGAACGCTGACATCCTTGCGGGGGTGGCTGCTGGGTATCGTGAGCAGCGAGGAGCGCATACCAGCGGCGAAAGCGGCGATGGTGCCGGTGGCGCTGTATGCGGCGAAGCGCCAGCTCGAACCGACGACGCCGGAAATCCTGGCGGTGGAGATTCGCAAACTCGGGGATTGGGCCAAGGCGTTCAGCATCCCGGCAAGCGACCTGAAAACCGCCGCGGTGTCCTACACGGAAGCGTTGAGCCACCTGCCGCCCGACCTGCTCGCGGAGGCGTTCAGGACCATCCGGGCAACGCACAAATGGGGCATGAGGCTGCCCTTACCGAGCGAGATCCTGAACTCGGTAGCCGAGCAGATGGCGGAGCGGAGATCGCTCTTGCTCAAGCTGGAGATGGCCAAGCGCTGCCCGGTGGAAGGGCCATCCCCGAAAGCAACGGAGGCGGAGCGCCAGCGTGTGGCCGAGATCATGCGCCAGTGGCGGAGCAAGCGGGATACGACCGCGACAGCGAACTAGACGCAGGACTCGACTGGGCACGCCAGAATTCCCGCACCGGAGAGGCAGCAGCATGAGCCGGCCGAGAAAGACCAAGCGTTACAAGTTCCGCCCATTGATCGACAAAGGAACCGACGAATTGCGTAGACACCGGCTAGAGGCCAGCGGGGATGCGAGCATCCAGCACGACAACCCCATCGACGTGATGCACCGCCTTGGAATCATCAGCGAGGCGCAGGCGAGGTCAGCTAAAGAACTATGCCGCTTGAGATACCAGGTCTACGGGCGGCCGAAGGGCTGGGCGTGCGAGGTCTACAAGCGCATGGTCAGTGGGTTCTATTCAGGATCAACACCCCCTGAACCCGGATCAGCCAGGGACGAGCGGCAGGAGATCGCCTATCTCAATGCGGTGAACGCCCTAAAGACCGCCGGCAGCTCATCCCTGCACGTCGTCATGCGCTGTGCTGTGTATCTCGACACCCCCAATTGGGTCAGGCGTGTGAGGCTGGTAACGCCGATGGCGGAGGCGGAGAGATTATCGCTTCTCAATGGGCTGACAGCGCTGGCCCGGCATTTCGGGTATGACGCGGCGAGGGCGGCGTGAGCAGTCTAGCGAAATTGCGTCCGCAGAAGCCGCTCAGAAGCCTGAGCGCATCCGGCAGATTTTATAGGCGGCACAGAAAAAAGTGCATTCTCGCCAATAAAGAGTGGTATGAAAAAAACCGAGACCGCGTCTCGGCCTACAATCGCCAGCGCCGCTTAGCAAACCCGATTTTGTGGCGAGCCCTTGATTTGTATTACAGGGCCAAGCGCCGCGCCAAGCGCCTAAAGGAAAGCAAAGCTTGGCACAGGAAGAATAAGCAACACGCGGTTCGCTACCGCGCCTCTCACTACGCTGCGAACCGGCCGGCAATTCTTGCCAAACAAAAGAATTACCGTGCCGGGCTGGGGGATACTTACGTCAAACAGGTCATTCGCGCCACCAGCGCACCCCAGCCGAGAGAGATGCCGCCTGCGCTTATCGAGGCGAAGCGCAGGCAGTTGTTCTACATGCGCCTCTATCGAGAGCTAAAAGGAGTGCACCGTGAAGGCAGGAACAGCAAGCATCGACACGACCGGAAAGCTGCGTGAGTTCATGGCGAACATGATGCTCGCGATCCGCGATGAGCAGATCAACGACACGGCCGCTGCCCGAATCATCAAGATGGCCGGCCAAATCAACGAATCGTTCTATTCGGAAGTGAAGACCGGAAAAGTCAGGATCGAGGCCGGCAAGACAATGCACGAACTCGGGAAGCTGCCCATCGGGGAGCCAGCCGCGCCGGCCTAATCTGCAAGCTTCGCGGGCCACGAAACCCTAGAACCGAGAGTCGTGGCCCGCCAATTACACTCAATAGCGAGGCCAGTATGACCGAGACCGTCCGCCGCCCCGGCATGCGGGATGTTAGTTGGGAGGAGCTGTATCTGATGCTGGCCGAAGAATTCGACGGGCCTGAAATCACGCCCGAGATGATCGAGGCGGGCGCGCGCGTGCTTGAAGCGTTCGAGCGCCGGTTTTCGACCGAGGCCTATTGGGCTCCGCTCGTCTACCGGGCGATGTGGCGCGCGTCTAAGGGGCTTCCTTGGTCGCCCCTTCCTGAATAGAGAGCGGCCTAGATGAAGTTACGAATCTCATTATCAGCCATGCTGCTACGGCTCGAGCTCTGGCTTGATGCGTGGCTGCGCGGTAGGGCACAAAAACGCGTGTCGCGTGGCGGCCAAAATAAGTGTTGACGCCCCCTAGGGATTCTATAGAGTTAGGCGCACATCCATAAACTGAGACGAGTTGCGCCCGGATGGGGGTAAGCCCGTGAATGTCGAAATGAGCAGGCGGTCCTTCCGGCGCCTTCCTTTCCGTGAGGACATCACCGGGAGCCCGGAGCCCAACCGCTACTATCGCTCGCGAGACTGCGAGGACACTGTTTTCGAGGCGCTGGTTGATCGGCATGACCGCAACCGCTTCACGTGGTCGGCCTTCAGCGTTGAGCTTGGTGACTAATGCCATTCCCCACCGCACCCGCTGACTGGGCAACCATCCAAAGGCGCTGGTGTGCAGGAGAGGGATCGAGCGCGATTGCCAAGACATTGCCAGCTCTCCCCGATGGCAGGCAGCTCACCCGCCAGGCGATAGACGACCGGGCCAGGCGGGAACACTGGGTAAAAGGCGCCAGCCCCGAGGCGATAGAGGCCGCAAGGGGGATGCAAGCGTCGCAAGCGCTCCAAGCCATCGCGCAAGCACAGGCGCAAGTACCGAACATCAAGGTCCCCCGCTCGGTAGCGGTCATGAGGGGTTGGGGCAAGAAGACCCCCGAGACCATCGCCAAGATCGTTACGGATCTGGAGTTGGGGCTATCAGAGGCCCGGGCCGCGGAGCACGCAGGCGTATCCGATCAGACCATCCTGAACTGGAAGAAGGACGACCCCGAATTCTTGGCCCTCGTCGAGGGGGCCAAGGCCAAGTTCAGGCGGGACAACCTGACCGACATCCACGACGCCCGAAAGCGAGGCGACTGGAAGGCAGGAGCCTATCTCGTTGAGAGATCGGCCCACACGCGAGACGACTTCAAGCCCCCCGAATCAGCAGGCAAGGGCGGAGTAAACATCCAGGTTGTGCTCAACATCCCCAGGGCCGAACAGCCGGGGGACAATGCTATTGTGATAGAGGGGCAGGCGGAATGACCGACGAGCCCCAGAGGCGCAGCGGCATGTCGCAAGTCGGCCCCGTGTTCGATGGCCACATAAGCCGCGTCACGGAATGGAACGGCCTGGTGGTTATCGTCACCGACAAGGGACCGCACTGGCTAAACGCGGCCGATAACTGCTGGGTACCAGTCACGCCATGCCCGATGTGCGGCTCTGAGGGGCAGAGCCAGTGAACAAGGAATTCGATGCGCGCTTTGACGCGATGATGGACGCCGGCCAATGCCCGGCCGATGCACCACTTGCTCAGTACGCCCACGGCGGAAAGCCCGAAGGCGGCATGGCCGATGCAGCCATCTCCGATGTGCGGCACGCCACGGTCTTCGGCACGGCATTCTTCATCACCTACTGGGACCACGAAGCCAATTGCATCGCGACGCGGGACATCACGGCAAAGATCGCGCAGGCCGAGAAGCGGGGAGACATCGGCAAGGCGACAGATTGAGATAGCCCGCCCGCACTTGCGCCTCTCGCCGCACGTTTGCGGTTTCGTTAACACTTACGATAATGCATCTTATGCGATGAGCATTTAGCTCAATCGTATCAATGGGTTGCTGGAGGGCACCCCTATCTGCCTGTTATTGCTGGGCCAGGACGCATTGAGCCGGTCAGCTACGGGCTAAAGCATTGATCTGGCTAGGGTAATGCCACCCCCTTTGGGGTCGAGCCGGGGCCTCGCCGCGCCGGCTACGGGCTATATCGCCGACTTGTAAAACCACGAGGTGAAGCTTGCGTCACGTTTCGGCCCCGAAGGGGTTTAGGGCCGCGCAATGCTCAGTCCCCGACGCCTCTGTGCGGGTGACGCGGCTTCACACAGAGCCCGACTGAACCTTGCAGCAAACGATACGGCTCGACTATGAGCCGCAGAGCCGGCAGAGGCTGCTACACGCGTCCCTGGCCCGGCAGATTTTCTATGGGGGTGCTGCGGGAGGCGGGAAGTCGCACAGCCTGAGGTGGGACGCGATAGGCTTCTGCCTCAGCAACCCCGGGCTGGATGCGTTCATATTCAGGCGGACCCTGCCGGAGCTCGAGGCGAACCACATCCGCAAGATCAAGGCGGAGATCCCCACTGAATTGGGGTCCTACAACGACACCAAGAAGCGGTTCGAGTTCTACAACGGGGCCGGGATCAACCTCGCGTACTGCGAAAAAGAGGACGATGTCACCCGGTACCAAGGCGCCGAGATTCACTGGCTCGGGATCGATGAGGCGGCACACTTAACGGCGTTCCAGATCAACTATCTGAGAACCCGCGTCCGGTTGGGAAGATACAAACCCGCGGAAGCCTGCAAGCATCTGCTGCCAAGAGTGGTGCTGTGCTCGAACCCCGGCGGCCCCGGTCATTCGTTCCTGAAAAAAACCATGATCGACCCTGCCCCGGCGGAGACGCTGTTCTGGGACAAGACGATGTCGGACCCCTCGGATCCTGAATCGAAGGGTTGGGCGACGGTCTATATCCCCGCCCGGATGCAGGACAACAGTTATCTGGATAAGGGGTATGCCGGTCAGTTCTCGGGGTTGCCGCCGGAATTGGCGAAGCAGCTACGAGAGGGCGACTGGGACGCGGTGGTTGGGCAGGCTTTGTTCAACCTGTCCCGCGACAGGCATATGTTGAGGGCTTTTACCCCTCCGAAGCACTGGACACGCTTCATGGTCATCGACTGGGGCGTCGTCCGCCCCTTCTCGATTGGCTGGTACTGCGTCAGCGAGGGGGTTGAGCTTGCGGCAAAAGGAAATTGGCCGAGCCGCTGGTTACCGGCCGGAGCCCTGATCCGCTACGCCGAATGGTACGGCTGGAACGGCCGGCCGAACGAAGGCTTGAGGCTGAGTCCCCAGGAAGTGGGGAAGGGCATCATCAAGCGTGAGCTGGAGCGCATGGGCGAGCGCATGGACTACCGGGTCGGGGACACGGAGATGTGGGCCGACCGGGGGGGTACATGTGTCGCAGAAACCCTGTTCCAGACCGATCCGCGCCTGGTGATGCGAAAAGCCAAGAAGGACCGCAAGCGGAACTACAACGAGGTGATCTCAAGGTTAGCGGGCAACGACCGCTATCTCGAAACAGGCGAATCCTTCAACGACCCGATGTTCTTTGTCACGGCTGATTGTACCCAGTTCTGGAGAACCTGCCCCACCCTATTGCTCGACGAGATCGATGGCGAGAAGGGGCCGGGGGATAAGCCCTCGGATGAGAATCACGTTTATGACGAAGTGGCCTATGCCTTGAGATCGAGGCCTTTCGTGACGACCGAAGAAGACCGCTGGCTTGCCGAGAACCATGAAGACATGAAGCGCGCCAGGGGGAAGACCGAGGACCCCTACGCCCTGTCATGACAACCGCCTGGCGCTGCCCCGTCACCTTTGTCTCCGGGACGGGGACCAGAAAGCGCGTCTCCTACGTCGTCGCCGCGCCGCACGAATGGGAAGCGCAACGCCTGGCACTGGAATACTTCGCCACGCCGGATGGCGACGGCCGTTCGTTCACGCTATGGCCGCGAGTGGAGTTCGATATCCCGGTGTTGCATGACTAGCCAACCCTGCTGCTACACCACCGACCACCAGCACTCCAAGGTGATCATGAGTGCGTTTGCCGAAGGGTGTAAGGGCAGGATCGTCCCTCCTACGCAGCTCCTAGAGGGACCCGCCGCCATGTACGGCATCCTGCGGGGAACGGGGGAAATCCTGAAGCAATGCGAGTGGGTGCAGCGGGATTTCTTCTACATCGACCACGGGTATTTCAAGCCCGGACATTATGAAGGCTTCTACCGGGTGACGAAGAACGGCCGGCAGGCCGACCTCCCTGACCAGGGGGAATACGTCTACCCCGAGAACCGCTGGAAAGACCTGAACCTCGGCTTGAGCCCGTGGCGCAAGGACGGCCGGCACGTGCTGGTCATCCCGTTGACCGGGGCTATCGCCGGGTTCTACGGCATCAATGCGGATCAGTGGTTGCGGACAGTGACGACGGAGATTAGCCGCAACACCTCCCGGCCTATCGTGGTCAAGCCCAAGGGAGAGGGGGAGATTTCGGACGCGTTGCGCGATTGCTGGTGCGTCGTCACGCATTCATCGAACAGCGCCGTCGATGCGCTGCTGGCGGGGGTTCCGGCCGTGGTGCTGGGCGAGTCGGCGTGCGAGACGGTTTCGTGGGTGTTCGAGGACATCGAAAAACCCTGGTGGCCGCCGCGCGAGCGCTGGTGCCACGCGCTCGCTTATCACCAGTTTCGCCTCGATGAGATGAGGAACGGGACGGCGTGGAGAATACTGAATGACCGATTCTGAGGTCTTGCCGATCTATATCGGGTGGGACAGTCGCGAACAGGACGCCTACGAGGTCTGCCGCTTCTCGATCATCGACCGCACCAAAGCCTCAACCTATATCCGGCCCCTGAAGCACCGCACCTTGAGAGCGGAGGGCCTGTTCGACCGACCCTGGAGAGTTGGGGAGACAGGTCAATACGTTGACGAGCGTGATGGAAAGCCATTCTCGACCGAGTTCTCCCATTCTCGCTGGCTGACTTACCTGCTGGCGAAGCGCGACGTGCCCTCTGCCAAATGGGCGGCGTTCATGGACTGCGACTTTCTGTTTCAGGCCAATATCAAGGAATTGTTCGCTCTCGCGGACGAAAGATTTGCGGTGATGTGTGTCAAGCACCGTCACACCCCTACTGACTCTGTAAAGATGGACGGGGTAGCCCAGACTTCATACCACCGCAAAAACTGGTCGAGCCTCGTGCTGTTCAACCTCCAGCACCCGCTCAACGCCGATCTGACGGTTGACGTGGTGAACCACAAACCCGGCTCGTGGTTGCATTCCTTCTCCTGGCTGAAGGACGAGGATATCGGAGAGCTACCTCCCGAGTGGAACTGGATACAGGGTGTGTCACCGGATGTAACACCCAAGGCGGTCCACTACTCGGAAAAGGCCCCGTGGTTTATCGAGCACGGCGGGCTGTGGGAGCTTGAACGCTCCCGGATGAGAAACCCCAGACCCTCAATCTGGGACAGGCTGAAGGAAAGCGCGTGAAACAGGCCGGCCAGTTCTGGCTTCCCGACGATGACACGCACTTCGCCCCCTTCGCCCTCGCCGGCACCTATCAGTCTAAACAGCTTGAAGCGGCTCTAAGGCACGTCAAGCGCTTCGGGCTAGCCATCGACATCGGCGCGCATGTCGGGTTCTTCACCCGCGCGCTGGGCAAGAGATTCGAGAAGGTGGTGGCTTTTGAGCCTCAACCCGAGAACTTCGCCTGCCTGAAGAAGAACCGGCCGGATAACGCCGTCCTGCACAACGTCGCGCTCGGCTCACGGCAGTGCTGGGGAGCACTGGACACGCCCAAGGCGGAAAACTCCGGCGCTTGGGAAACGAAAGAAATGAAATACGACAACGTCGAGTTAGTCCCCGTCATGCCACTCGACACCTACGACCTCGCCCCGGACTTCGTGAAGATCGACGTTCAGGGCTTCGAGGAACACGTACTTGAGGGCGGACGGCAGACATTGCTGAAGCACCGCCCCGTGATCCTGATCGAGGAGAACGCGACGAACGTCAACGATGGCGTGCTGATCCTCCAGTCCTGGGGCTGGAGACGCGCCGACAAGGTGAACCGCGACTGCGTGATGGTGTTTGAATGACATTCAATCCGATGGCCGGCAAGGCGGTGATGAAAGTCCGCCAGCACATCGAGGGCCAGGACCTCTCGGTGATCGAGCTTGGCTCGCAGACCCTGACCTTCCAGTTGAAGGACCGCACGTTCAAGGACGTGCCCGACTACTACGATTTCCTCGGGTTTACCCGCTACGAGTCCATCGACTTCGACGGGAAGGGGACGGTTAGCCTCGATTTGAATCGAACGGTTATCAGTATCCCGAAGGAGATCGAAATTGCCACCAGCGCTGCGACGACACCGTACCCGCATCTAGAGCCGGCCGACCTCGTCACCAACAACGGAACCGGCGAGCACATCTTCAACCAGGCGGCCATCTTCGAGACCTGTCACAACCTCTGCAAACGAAGGGGGGTGATCCTGCACGTGCTGCCGTGGATCAACTGGCGGAACCACGGTTTCTACAACTTCAACCCCGTCCTGTTCTTCGATCTTGCTCACGCCAACGGCTACGAAATCCTTGAGATGTACGCCGGGGATCGGGATGGCAATGTCCTCATCGAAAACATCGACCCGAAAGAGATCAAAAGACCGGAACCGACCGACAAGAACATCATGCTCGTCTGCGCCCTCAGAAAAACGAGCGACGAAGGATTCAAGGTCCCGGTCCAGGGCAAGTACCGCCACCACGCCCCGGCTGACGTGGGAGCAAAACCTGCTGAACCGCTACGGCATAACCCAGGCGTTCGGCTGAAATCCGTTCTTGGCGCCCTTGTTGAAAGGAGGGACCGTGTCAAGCCATTCCCTTACATTGCTGGCCGGCTTGACCCGGTTTACCTGGAACAGCTTGAAAAGAATTTCCCCGATCCTGCGGACATCATCCTCGGCCGACCGGCAAAACAGAACACCCTCTACCAGCGCTCGGCCCGCGAAGTCCTCGGCGACGAATCCACCTCCGCCTTCTGGCGCGAGTTTTTCGAGCTTCACACCGGGGAGCAGTTCCTCAACGAGCTGTTCCTCATCTTCGCCCCCGAGATCCGTCGTCTCTATCCGCAACTGGGGTCCCTCCCGCTCACCGCCGGGGTTAGGGGCAGGGATAAGCAACCGTTCCGCCTCGACTGCCAGTTCGCGGTGAATACACCGGTCGAGGAAACCTCATCGGTGAGAGGACCCCACATCGATGACCCGAAGGAACTTTATGCGGGCCTGGTTTATCTCGGCGGCGGCGAGCTTGAAATCTATCGCTGGAAGGGTCCGCGCTCGTTTGTCGGCCGCGAGGGCATGGTCAAGAAAGCGGAAGCGGAGCCCGGAAGCGTCGAGATCGTCGAGACGATTGAGTGCCTTCCCGGAACCGTTCTGTTCTTCCTCAACACGCCGGACTCGGTGCACGGGGTCGCTCCTCGACTGAAGGGCGATGGCTACCGGAAATACATCAACATCATCGGGGAGGTTGACTCCCCACTATTTGGGCTGAAATGACACGCTTTGCCTGCGTCACCACGTTCGGCCGGAAGCACTACGGGCTTTACGGCAGACGCTTCATCGAATCCTACTTGAAGCACTGGCCCGTCTCGATCCCCCTGTGGGTCTACTACGAGGGGACGAAGCCGGATATCCAGTCCCCGCGCATTACCTATGTCGATCTCGACCAGGACGCGGACCGGCAGAAGTTCATGGACGAGAAGTTCGACACCTCGTCGGACTACCGCTTCCAGGCCGTGCGCTTCAGCCACAAGGTCTTTGCCCTGACCGATCCCAAGCGGATCGCCAGCAAAGCGGCTCAGTGGTGGATCTGGCTCGATGCCGACATAGAGACCCACGCCAAGGTGGACGAGGAATTCGTCGAAGCGGTCTGCCCCGAGGGATTCGCGGGCTCCTACCTCGGTCGCAAGGACTGGCCGCATTCGGAGTGCGGCTTCGTCGGGTTCAATACTCAATACCGGGCGGACGAGTTCCTGGCGAAGTTCAGGAACGCCTATGTCACGGGCGAAATCTTCAACATGAAGGAGTGGCACGACTCCTACGTGTTCGACCAGCTTCGTGAAGGCTGGTGGCACAACATCAGCGCCGACCTATCCGGGCTGGAGGTATTCAACCAGTCCATCCTCGGCACAAGGATGCGCCACGACAAGGGGCCGGTCGCCAAGAAGAAGATGAAGCAGAAGCGCCCCGACGGCATGAAGGGCATCGGGGCCATCGCCCATACCTCCGCTGGAGGGATGGAGATCATGGTCAAGACCAAGAACTGCGTCCCCGAGGTCAACATCCGGGCCAACGTCCATTATTCGGCCACGTTGCTCAAGGACTGGCTGGTCGAGTGCAAGATTCACGACGGCATCGCCGTGTTCTGCTCCGGCGGCCCCAGCCTCAAGGACTACTACGAGACCATCAAGGAGCTTCAGCAGAAGCCCAACCACTACGTCGTCTGCGTCAAGTCGGCGCATGACGACCTGATTGCCCAGGGAATAATCCCGTGGGCCTGCGTGCTCCTCGATCCCCGCTCGCACGTCCAGGACTTTATCGAGAACCCCCATCCCGAGGTGCGCTACCTCGTCGCCTCAATGGTCCATCCAACCACGATTGACCGCCTCATCGAGAAGAAAGCGAGGGTCTATGGCTACCATGCCCAGGTCGGAGCGGGAGAGCAGGATGTCGTCGCCCAGCGATTGGGCGAGGGGCATTTTCTCATTCCCGGCGGCTGCTCGGCGGCCATGCGCGGCATCTCGATCCTGCACGCCATCGGCTTCAGGAAGTTCAAGGGCTACGGCTACGACTGCTCCTATCCCGACACGGACAAGATCGACTTCTCGACGCTCGACAAGCGCGGCCAGCCGAAATTCGTCAAGGTCACCATCGACGGCAAGGAATTCGTCACCGACCATGAAAAGATCGCCCAGTGCCAGGACATCGCCCGGGTCCTCGACATGCCTTATATGATCGATGTCGAGATGTACGGCCCCGGCATGGTGCCGCATATCTGGAATTCCCGTGTTCGCAGACGCGCCGAGATGAGCGACGTAGTTGTCTGAGGACGAGTTCGCCCCAGTCATCTCGAATATTCTGAACCAGTACCCCGCCCTCTCTGGGCATAACTGGGCCGCTCGTCGCGGTGATGTGTCGCAATACGGCGGCAGCCTTGAATTTTTCAACCCGGACGAGCCGACAAATCCGTACCCCGGCCGACCCACCATCGAAGTTTACGACAAGAACCTAACGGGCGACGCGCTCCAGCGCGCGGTTTTTGGCGACATGCTGCACTACATGCCGCAGGTCGATCCCAAGTTCAGGGATTTTCGAGAACAGTTCCGGGGCTCTCTTACGCCAGAGCAGCGCGAATTCGACAGGCGCAAATACAACCAGCTTCACAGCAGCGGCAAGGAAACCCGTTCCTACGATGACTGGATGGATAGGTCATGGCTTGACGCATACATCAGAGGCTACCTCGCGCCCGATGAGAGGGACGAGTGGCGCAAGTCCGGGACGTACACGGACAAGCAGACATATCTGCTCGAAGCCATGCGCCATTACCTAGCGCAGCCGCGTAAATGAGCGACGAATTCCTGCACCCAGAAACACGGAATATCGCGGCAAAGCTCGACGAGAAAGAACTGACCGAGATCGGCAACCGGGTCTACGAGGAGTGGCGGCACGACGAGGAGTCAAGAAAGCAATGGATCGAGAAGCACGCTTTCTGGCTCAAGATGTATTACCAGGACGACAAGCCGAAGAACCCCCCGTGGGAAGGCTCTTCGAGCGAATCATTACCGCTGCTGGCCGAGGGCTGCACCCAGTTTGCAGCCAGAGCCTACAAGGCCATGTTCCCCAGCCGGAACTTCATCAAGGCCATCCCGGTTGGCAAGGACGACTCCCATTCGATTGAGCGGGCCAAGCGCGTGGGCGCGCATATGGCCTGGCAGTGCACCGTCAAGGACAAGCTCTACAAGCGGGGCAAGGACCGCCTTCTGCTCGGCGTTCCCCTCCACGGCTCGGTGTTCACCAAGTCGTACTACTGCCCGGCCCGCAAGCGGAACATCGTCGATAACGTCCGCGCCATCGACCTCACGGTTTCCTACGGGGTGGGTCCCCGTGAATTGGAGGACATAGAGCGCAAGACGCACATCATCCGTATGTCGGTCAACAAGACGCGCATCCTCAAGGAGAAGGGCGTCTTCATCGACGAAGGCACTCCCGCTGTATGGGATGAGGCCAAGAACAACATCGACCGGGCGCACGACCAGTCGCATGGCCTGACCGAGCCCGGGATGATCGTCTATCAGCCCGTGGTCCTGCTGGAGCAGCACCGGCTGCTCGATCTGGACGACGATGGAATAGAGGAGCCCTACGTCGTCACGGTTGACGCCGCGACCCGGAAGGTGCTCCGCATTGTCGTCCGTTACGATACGGATGAGCTGGGTAATCCCACGGCGGACAAGGAGCCAGTCGAGTACTTCACCCACTACCCCTATATGGAGAACCCGGACGGGTTCTATGGCCTTGGACTGGGGCATCTGATCTCCCAGCCCAACGCGAGCGTGAACAAGCTTCTCCGCCAGTTCATCGACGCGGCCACGCTGGCCAATGTCGGCAACAATTCCGGATTCATGTCCCAGCAGCTTGGGGGCATCGAAGGCCGGGAAATCCAGATGAAGCTGGGCCAGTTCGTCAAGGTCCCCGGCTCTGTGGAAGATTTGCAAAAGGGCATCTGGGTCCCCAAGTATCCCGGCCCCCAGGTCTCGATGCTCCAGGCCATCGAATTGCTCGCGGCCCGCTCCGACCGATTGGCAACGGTAACCGAGGCGATCACGGGGCAGACCGACAAGGTTGTTCAGCCTACCGCCTTGCTGGCTCTTATCGAGCAGTCGCTACAGGTCTTCTCCTCGGTCTACGAGCGGATCAACGAGGCGTGGTCGAACGAGCTTTCAAAGCTCTACCGCCTCAACCACAAATTCCTCGACCCGAAGGAATACTTCGCGGTCCTCGATGTCGCCGGGGAACTCAAGCAGTTCACCGTCGCGAGAGAGGACTACGCGCCCGACCTTCAGATCCTTCCGGTTGCCGACCCCAAGATGGCGACGGAGCAGCAGCGGCTTACAAAAGCAAATGCGGAGTGGCAGTTCCTGTCAACCAACCCGCTGGTCCTGAACTCGCCCCAGCACCTCTACAACGCCTCGCGCCGTTACCTGGAAGCGATGCAGTCGGAGAACATCGACGAAATCCTGCCCAACCCGGGCAATACCATGATGATGCGGATCGACGATCCGGGGATGGAAAATCTACTGGCGCTCCAGCAGACGCCGATGATGCCGATGGCCTTCCCGGACCAGGACCACCAGATGCACCTCCAACTTCACATGGCGGAGTTGAACAACCCGGTATCGGCGCTGTCCTCGCTCGGCCGCTCGCTGCTGATGGAGCACGTCAAGGCCCATGCGGTGATGATGTCGGGGGTGATGAACCAAGGGATGCAGATGAATGGACAGGCAAACGCTCAAGGACTGGCTCCAGGAGCCGACGACCCGGTGGGTGCTGGCCGCCCTGGACCGGAGGTTCCCGGAGCAGGCATGGAAGACGGCAGCTACGCAGGACAGGCTGAGCAAGGTCCAGGGATGGCGGGAAGTGGCGGACTTTCTCAGGGAGCTGCCCCTCCAGCTTAGCAACGAGTTACCGAAGGACGAATAGCGATGCATACCCAGGCGGCGAATTACGGCTCGTCACGCTCCCGGATGATCCCGGAGATGGCGCGCACGATGGGCATGGGCCGGTACCGCGATCCCAACGCGGGGAAGGTCAGCGGCCGAGGCGCGGAGATGGCGCGTCAGGCGGTTGGTTCCGCGCCCAGCGATGCGACGGCGGCGGCCTTCCTGCGTGCATTGGGAGGCAACCCCGCCGGCATGGGTCCGATGCCCGGCATGGGCAGCGGGTATCAGGACGAACTGAAGCGGATGGCGTTTGCCCTGCAGCAGCAGGGCCGCATGGGCGATACCGTGCTGGCGCACATCAATCCGCAAGAAGCGCAGATGCTTCACCAGAACACGGACGGCGGCTCGATCAACCCGCAGACCGGATTGCTGGAGTTCTGGAGCGACGGCCCCGGTGGTCCCGGCGGACAGGGCGGGCAGGATTCCAGCGGCATGGGCGGCGGCGGCACAACGGACAGCACCTCCAACGACAACAGCCAAGACAGCCCGGACGGCGCCGGCACACAGGGCGGCAACACGGGTGCCGGCGGGCGAGGGCTCGGCGGCAATGTCAGCGATCCTCACGGCATGGGCGGATTTGGCGAAGGCGCAATTGGTGGTCCCAATCCGGGTGGCGCCCCCGGCCACCAGGGCGGGCAGGCCGGCAGCGTCGGCGGCCCGGGTCCGGGCGGAGCTACTGGCGGAACCGGCGGCGGTTCGGGTCAGGCTCCGGGCCAAGCACCGGTCGGCGGGTTTCGCAGCGTCATGGAGAAAGCCGCCGAGAAGGCGGGTTTCCCGCAAAACCCCGGTATGATGTCGCAGCAGGCCGTGGTCAACTCTGTATTGGGCCTTGGGCCCGGCACGGCAATCAACGGACTTGTCTCGCTACTGGACGCGACAATGGAACGGGACAGCGCGCGAACCGGCAAGGCCGATCCCGCGCCCGGCGGCGATACTGGCGGCAGCGAGGGCGGCGTTGGTTCCCCCTTCGTTAAGCCGAGCAATGTTGCCGCGCCGACCAGCCTCAGCCGCCCCGCGGCGATGGATGCGCCGTCGTTCCTCGACTTCGAGTCCGACGATCCGCTCCAGCGCCGCGCCAAGATCGCCACCTTCGCCACACAGGGCACGGGCGGCAAGTGGGCCACCGACGAAGCATTCGATTACTGGAAGAACCTGACCCAGCGCGGGCTGATCTCAGACGCCGGCCAGATGCCGGACTTTGCCAACCTGCTGGGTACGGAACTCGGCTATCTGGGCTCGCGGGGCATTGCCGCCCCGAACCAGACGCGGGCGCTGTTGGAAGCGATACTCAGCTCCTAGAAGCAGCCGACAAAAACCCAACCGCAATTACCGGCGGCATCACACACACAGACGGGTCGGCCGGTGATGCAGCCGAGCGGCGCGAGCGGGGGAATCCCGCAAGCCAGGGTTTGAGCGAGCGCCGGCAGCGCCGCAGCGACAAGAAACATAGCGGCCAAAAACGGTTTCATTTCGCCCCCTAGGGTCGGCCAAATAGCGTTGGCTTGTAGCCGCTGACGCAGGCGGAATACTCGGCAAGATTTACTGCCTCCATGCGGCGGGCATAAACGGGATCGTGGTTTCGGAGATACCGGATCTCGGCGTTCGTTGCCTCGATCTCTGTTGACCTTGTACAGACCCAGCCCTTGCGGCTGCGTAATTCGGTGACAGCGGCGGGTCCTGCCCGCACCGCCGCCATGTAGGTCAGATACTGGCCGTAGTGCACCAGCTCGTGGACGATGGCGGCATTCCATTGTGAGGTGCCGGGCATATAGCGGGTGTGGTCAAGGTAGACAATCGGTTCGCCGCTGAACGCGGAGAACGATGCCTGGGGCACGTAAGCAAACACACTGGCCGAACCTGACCAGTCTTTCGACATTCTCTCCCTGTCCACGATGATTCTGGGCAGTGGATCGAGCCTGTAACCCGTCTCGCGCTCGACGAACTCCACGAGCGGCCTGATAGACGACGGGTCGATCTCGTGCGGCGCTGAAGCCGCACAACCCCCCAGCGAAATTGCCAGAGCCAGGACTAATCCGAGGCGCTTTGCCATGCCCGGATTATAGCCGAATCCCGGCGGAAAATCGACGCTTCCGCACGGGTAATCAGCGCGTCGGATCAACAACTTACGAGTGTGTCATGAGCGTTACCCAGGGGTTTCACCCCTTCTGGGCTTTTGTGCTGCTTGAGCGCGAGTCCATCCAGAAGACCACCTCCCTGATCATTCCCGAGACAGCGGAGAAGCGCAACGCCCCGGCCGAGGGGATCATCATCGCGGTCGGCAAGACGGCCGATGACGATATCAAGCGCCTCAAGGGCCAGAAGGTGCTGTTCAAGAAGAACAGCGGCGACTGGATCAAGATCGACGGTGTCGAGCGCTTCATCTGCCACGAGGAGGACATCCTCGGGGCGTGGTGCATCGAATCATGAGCGACACCCAGGAGCAGGCCCCGGCGCCTGACAGCAAGCCGGCCGCCGAACAGGCTCCGGCTCCCACACAGGGCGAAGAGGGCCGCAAGCCGGTCCCGATGGACCCGGACACGCAGGCCCGGTTCAACCGCGTCTACGGCCACATGAAGCAGAACGAGCGCGTCATCGATTCGATGGCGTCGCAGATGCGGCTGATCGTCGAGAACCAGCAGCGCCTGGAGGCGGAAGCCGAGCAGCGCGGCCGGGCCAAGGCGATTGCCGAGCTGAAAGAGAAGCACACCGCCGCCCTGGAGCGGGCCGACTTCAAGGCCGCCGGGGATGCCGCCGAAAGCATCGCCGAGCTGAAGGCCGAGGAAAAGCTGGCGGCCAAAAAGCCGCCGGCCGGAAACGGCCAAGCGGAGCCCGCCTTATTGCCCCCCGATGTTCAGGTCGCGATTCAGGCGTGGCAGGCCGAAACGGATGCCAACGGCAACTTCAAGCGCCCGTGGGCACAGGCCGGTCATCCAAAGAACAGGCGCGCCGTGAGCACGGCGGCCGGCGTGTTCGAGGACCCGGAGTTCACGACCCAGGGTGTTGCCGCCTGCCTGCGCGAGGTGGACCGCCTGATGGGCACGCCGACCGTGCAGCGCACCGCCGCGAACGTGCTGTCCGATGACGCGGGCGCGCGACCGTCAACCCGTGCCGCACCGCTCTCGCAGGACGAGAAGCTGATCGCACACCGCATGTACTCGGAGCTTCCGAGGCTCAAGGCCGAGGAGCGCTACCGCGAAGCCAAGCAGAAATACGGAAGGGCGTCATGAGCAAAACACCGGAGACCACTGACAAGCCGAAGAAGAAGGGCAACGCGGTGTGGGCGCCCCTCAGGGACCAACTGACTTTGAGCAAGAAAGACCCGGACACCCATTACCGATGGGTCGATACCAAGAGCGAGATCAAGAACGAGCAGCGCCTCGAGCGCGGCTACTTCTACGTCAACAAGACGACCACCTCCCAGATTCCCGAGAAACACCCGGGCGTGGACAAGGTGGCCAAGGAAGCGAGCGACATCACCGGAGCGAAGCGTGTCGGAGAGCTGGCGCTGATGGGTCTCCCGATGGAGATCAAGGAAGCGCGCGACGCCTATTACCAGAACGAGACCAACCAGCGCACCGCGCAGATCAAGCGCAATTTGCAGACAGACCTCGACAAGACCGGCCTCGGATTGAAGGCCGAAGGACGAGTCGTCATCGAATAAGGATTCAAGACAATGCCTACCACAGCACGCTACGGGTTTCGCCCGAGCCGTCACCTCCACGGGATCACGAGCTTCAACACCGGTCGCTATCCCGTCTCAGCCAACCATGCGCGCTCGGTCATGCCGGGCGACGTGGTCGAGCTTCTGGGCGACGGCAACATTCGCGTCATCGACACCTCGGCCGTCTCGGTCAACGAGCGGGGCACCCTTGGTGTCGTGGCGCGCGTCCACAACTCCAACGACCGGCCGCTGACCCACAACCTGCCGGCGACCGGCAACCTGCTCCCCGCCTCGACGGCGGGCTGGGCCTACGTCTACGACGACCCCGACATCGTCTATGTCGCGGACGCCGACGGCACGGCCTCGGCCGGCAACACGGGCATGTTCGTCCGTGTCACGGCAGGCGCCGGCACCACGGCGGCGGGCATCTCGGGCATGGGCGTGAAGATGGTTGATTCCTCGGCTTCGTCCGTGGGTCACCGCTTCAAGATTCTCGGCGTCTCCCCCGCGGAACGTCTCGGGCCTTCGGGCACCGAGTTCGCGGGCGGCAACGATGTCGAGGTGATCATCGCCGATCACGAGTTCCGCCGCATGTTCAAGCGCATCGGCGCGTTCTAAGAGGAGTAATCACAAATGACAATCGGAACCGGCAACTTCGCCGAACTCCTCTGGCCCGGCATCGCGGACAAGTTCGGCACCAGCTACAACGACTACCCCCCGCTCTACAAGAAGATCTTCCAGATCAAGCAGTCTGACAAGCGCTTCGAGAAGGAGCAGGGCCTTACCGGCCTGCCCCTGGCCGCGGTGAAGGATGAAGGCAAGAACGCCTCCTATTCCGACCCGTTCCAGGGCTTCCAGAAGGAATACGTCAACGTGACGTATGCCCTGGGCACGTCGGTGACGCGCGAGATGCACGAGGATGATCTCTACAACTACATCAACGATCTTCCGAAGATGCTCGCGCGGTCCATGCACCAGACCGAGGAGACCATCGCGTTCAACCACATCAACAATGCCCAGACCTCGGGCATCAATGGTGCGGACGGCGTGACGCTGGCCAGTGCCTCCCACCCGCTGGTTGCGGGCGGGACGTACTCCAACCAGCTCGCCACTCCGGCGGACCTGACCAACACCTCGCTGGAGACGGCCACGCAGAACCTGATGGACTTCGTCGATGACCAGGGCCTGAAAATCCGCGTCATGCCGAAGTGCCTCGTCGTGGCGACGGCCAACAACCACACCGCCGTCAAGCTGCTGGAGACCGACTTCGTGGTCGGCACGGCGGACAACGACAAGAGCGTCATCAAGGGCCTGTTCAAGGACCTGGTGGTTTCGCCCTGGCTCACCGATCCGGACGCCTGGTCGATCATCACCGACGTTCCGAACGGTCTGGTCTGGTACGACCGGCGAGCCGCGGAGATCGTGCGCGACAACGAGTTCGACACCCAGAACTTGAAGATGCTCACGACCCGCCGGTTCTCGTCCGGCTGGACCGATCCCCGGGGCTTCTACTTCACCCCGGGCGCGTAAGGGAACGGGGAGGGGATTCGTCTCCTCCCCACTCTCTTTCAGGAGAACCAGATGACCACACACGCAGCTCCTTTCAACATCAAGCGGCACCAGACGGAAACCACCGTCGTGTCGTTCGACGCCTCCGGCTCGGCCTCTTTCGCCCAGGGCCTCAACGTCGGCGGCGTGCTTGTCGCCAACACGGTAGAGGTCAGCGGCTCGGTTGCGTTCAAGGGACGCATCCAGGCCGGTGCCGACGCCGCGGCCACGCTTAGCGAGGTCTTGTGCGTCAAGCGCGTCACCATCCCGGCCAACAACACCAAGGTCACGGCGGAAGTGCCGGAGGGTTCGGACATCATCGGCTGCATGGCCTTTGTCCAGACCCCGCCCGGCGGTTCAGCACAATCAACCTGCCACATCCTGGTCGGCACCTCCGCCCACGATGGGCGGTTGCTGGCCCTGACCAACGTCAGCACCCAGGGCTACTACGACCGCAACACCCTGTCCCAGACCTCGGCGTGGTCGAACGTCTCGGGCGTCAACTCGAAGTTCCTCGTCCATACCACGGCGGTCTCTGGTGCCATTGCCTCCGGTACGTCCGGGTTCATCGGCATCAAGTACATCCGCAAACAGTGAGCTAGCGCTATGCCTGTGGAAGCAAAGCAGGACGTGGCGGTGTCGGCGCAAGCCGCCACCCCCGTCACCTCTCTCCCGTGGATTCCCCTGGACATCCATCTGTCCGATTTCCGCGTCGCTTACGTGGGCAAGAAGTCGGCCAGCGGGCAGATCAACTTCAAGGTCCAGGGAACGCTCGACAACATCCTCGACCCCGCCATCACCAGCGCCGTCACTTTCGACATCACCGCCTCGGCGGCCACCAGCGTCGCCGGCAATACACAGACCCCCATGAGAGCCATCCGGGTCCAGGTGGTCAGCGCTTCGGCCTCGTCCAATCTCAGCTTCCGCGTGACGCAGGCCGGTACGTGATACGCAACACATGGCGGCCCGGCCGCCATCTCATGGTCGATAGCGAATCGGGACTGGTTCACTACGACGACGAGATGGTGAAAATCTGGAACGGCACCTGGCGCCACTGGACCAATACCGAGACGCGGCATCCGCAGGAGTTCATTCGGGCGCGCAAAGACCCGAAGCCCCTGCGGAATGTCTTTCCCGATGTCCTGGTGGAGGAGCCCGATCTCGTCCAGCCGCTATTCATCGGCAATACCACCATACGAACCGGCACCGGCCCCGCCACGCATCTCTTCGACCCCGGCATCGGGGACATGGAGATCGAGAACAGCTTTATCGTTCGCTAAGGAGTAACGACAATTACTGTTCAGACACGCACAGTCAACAAGGCCCGGTTCGAGGACGGCGACAAGCCCACCGGCTCGAACTACGCCGACCTCATCGACTCCTTCGTCGCCATCGCCGACACCACCGCCCAGGCGCTGTCGTCCGACCTCTCGGCGATCAAGCTGATCGGGACGACGGAGGTCTCCTCCCCCCAGGTCAACACCACGGAAGTGTCGGCCTCGGTGGTCAACGCGGCGATAGGCAATATCGACCGGGTGAACGCCGCGACGGTCTCCGCCTCGATTGCCAACATCAACACCCTGAATGTGCAGCTTGTCTCCGCCTCGGCCGCCACCGTCAATATCCTGAACGTGCAATCGGTATCCGCCTCCAGCGGGACCTATTCGGGACGGTTGCGGGTCGGCAGCTCGGCGGCCGATCTTGGGGATACCCTGCTCTGCCGGCAGGTCACCATCCCCGCCAACAATACCAAGGTGGCGGTGACGCCGCTGCCCAACGGGGCGGATATCGTGGACGTGACGATGTTCGTCCAGAACCCGACCTCCACCTCGGCCCTGTCACAGACCAATATCATCCTGGGCACGTCGGCGCATGACGACCGCGTGGCCCGCTTCAACAACGTCTCCGCGCAGGGCTACTACCGGGTTTCAAGCTCGGTCAGGACCTCGGGCTGGCTCTCGGTCTCTGGTGCGAATGCCCAGCTCTACGTCCATACGACCGCCGCCTCCGGGGCTATCGCCTCCGCCGCCTCGGGGCGTATCCACATCTTCTATGTGAAGCGCCAATAATGGCTACGGAAGATGTCAACAAGAGCCTGATCGGCATCGTCAACGAGGTCGAGAGAAAGCTTGGCCTGAGCGAATCCACCTCTCTGGGTTCGACCTCGTTCTCCAAGATGCTGCTCGACTTCACCAACGACGTGATAGACGAGCTCAACGACTATGGGGACTGGCCCCATATGTTCAACGAGATTTCGGTCACCGCCTCCTCCTCGGTCGAGGAGTTCGAGGTCAAGTCCTCCGCTCCCATAAAGCGCATCCACGAGATCCATTTCCACAACGAGATATCGCCGCTGAACATCGTCAACGTGGCGGATATCCGCAGGCTGCAGAAGACCCGCAGCTTCGGCACCCCGCGTAATGTGGCGGTGACCAAGGTCTCGGGGGTCAACGCCAAGTTCAGGACCAGTCCCATCCCAACCTCGGCGGACGATGGAAGACTGTTCGATGTCGCCGTCTACGAGAAGAACCGGCTCTACACCACGTCGGACAATTCAGCCATCCCGCACTATCCGTCCCGAGTCCTTGTTCAGGGTCTTTACGCCAAGGCGGTGCTGAAGGAATCCGGCGAGGAGCGAAGCCGCCAGTATGAGACGGCCTACCAGGAATACCTCCGCATGAGGAAGGAAGCCCTGAACCGGCTCACGGCGGATACCGGGGGCGATGTGCAGTTCGTCCCCACGGGCGGGATGTAATGCCTCGCGGTCGCATCTTCAGCCCGCGCCGGCTACGGGCCGATGACGAGAGCGTTTTTGCTCCGGATGAGGATTTCCAGGGACCAGTTGGGCCTGGAGGGCGCGGCTTTGGCGTCCCCAGCAGGTCGTTCGCGGATGACATGGAAATCTATGGCGGTCCGCGCACGGCGCTGATGCCAACCGTCAGGGACGGCGATTTTCTGATGATGCTTGAGGCGCTGATGCGCCGCCTGAGGGGCGCATAATGGGGCGCATCGAGGCGTCCTACCCCATCCCGCGCTTCGGGCTGGCGACCTCCTTCACCGAATCCGAGACCCCCGTCCAGTACGCGCTGCGCTTCCGCAACCGCTTCATCAACTCTGCCGGTGGTGCCGAGAAGCGCCCCGGCATGTCGCAGCTCGGGTCAACGATCACCGGAACCCCGAACCTGACGGCCGCTCACGAACTGGTGGGTTCTGACGGAACCGAGACCCTGTTCGTCTCGGGCGAGGGCAAAATCTGGAAGTTCGACGGCGCCTCCACTTACACCGAGGTTTATTCCGGGGGGAACTCCAGCGCCATCTATCGCTCGGTCCAGTTCGGCGCGCGACTGATCTTCATCAACGGCGTGGACCGGAATATCTACACCGAGGACGGGACGGTCTTCCAGGAGCACCAGGCGGTCATCATCAAGGGGGAAACAGCGGGCGCTGTCTCCGCCGCCGGCATCGACGATTCGGATGTGACGGACTGGGTCACCAACACCGACACGGTGGCCAACGACCTGATCCACAACGTCAGCAAGAACGCCTACGGGCTGGCCCTCACGGTCACCACGGCCAACGTCACGCATACGGCCATTGGAACGGCCGCCACCGGATTGGGGCAGACCACCGACAACCAGAAGGCGGGGGACCGTTACGAGGTCATCGACCTTGTCGAGTTGAACATCGTTTCGGCGGCTACAGGGCTGGACAATGTGGCGGTCGCAGGACCGGGAACCAGCGCCCGGACCATAGCCGTCTCGGGCCTGAACTTCGCCAACACCGATATCCGGGTTGGTGACTACGTCTCCAACACCACCCGCTCGGCGGTGGCCAAGGTCAGTGCGGTGGCCACGGCCCTGACCGTTACCTCGATTGCCGGGCAGGTATCAGCCGATTCGCTGGTCTTCCTCAAATCGGCGATGCCCATTGCCTCAAACATCCACTCTCATTTCGGGCGGGTGTACTACGTCGATGCCCGGGACGAGCGGCTGATCCGCATCTCTGGTCCCGGTGCGTCCGACGACATGACCACCGACGCGGCCACGCTGGATTCCTCGACCTTCAAGTTCGGCGAGCTGCAGCCCAAGGGCGACGTGATCAAGGCGCTGCACTCGTTCCAGAGATTCCTCGGTATCGCCGGTAAATCAAACCTGTTCCTCTTCGAGGGAACGGACCCGATCATTGACACCTCGGCGAACGCCAAGTCCTTCGGCATCGTCGGCCTGTTTCCCCAGGGCACGGTATCGAAGGACGGGATGCTGTCCATCGGTAACGATCTGGTGTTCGTCACCAAGGACGGCGTGCAGACCGCGGCGATGGTCTCGGATGCCTCATCCCTCGGACGAGCGAACATCTCGGAAGCGATCAAGACCACGCTCAGAAACGAGATCGAGGACACCTCGGAGTCCCAGATCATCCTGATCCACTACCCCAGGCGTTCATGGCTGCTGATCAAGATCGGCTCGCAGATGTACGTCTTCAACTACACGTCCTATCTCGGGGACGACCGGCTGAACGAGGTCAAGAACATCAACCCCCAGACCGGGTCATGGTCGCTGTTCGACGGCAAGTTCGCCCGCCAGAACGGGTACTTTGTCAGAGCCAATTCCGACCTGATCTGTGTCGGCTCGGGCGGCAAGGTCTACAAGTTCGACGCCGGCACCTTCTCGGATGACGGCGAGGTCTACAAGACCGAGTTCACCTCGTCCTGGCTCACCCTGACGGAGCCCAAGAAAAGCACGATCCAGAAGGAGGGGCTGTATATCAAGCCGCTCCTCGACGTGGGCGGGGATGTCACCTACTCGATCACGGCGGAGGGCGGGTTCATGCCCGACTCCCGCGAGACCATCACGGTTGCCACCTCGGGCGGTTCCCAGCCCATCGGCATCGCTACCATCCCCTTCACGATCGGCGGCTCCTCCATCCAGGACCGGAAGTATGCCTTGAGGTGGAGGGGCGAGCAGGCGCGCATCACGATCACGACCGAGGACGCCAACGGTCCCGACGTGATCTCCCGTTTCACCCTTTACGGCACGACGTTCGGAGTCCGCTAATGTCACTATTCGATATCTTCGAGGGCGGCGCGAAGCTGGTCGGCGCGGCCGTCGGCCTCAAGAACCTTTTCGACAAGCCCGACCCTTACGAGGATTCGCCCGCCCTCCGCCAGGCGGAGGAGGCATCCCTTGCCGCGCGGAGATACGCCGACGCGGCGGCCAACCCCGATTCCCCCGAGTTCAAGAACCTCGCCACCATCGAGGAGCAGCGCATCAAGCACGACCTCGTGACCTCCATCGAGGAGATCATGAAGGCCAACCGCAGAGCGGCTGCAACTGGACGGGTGGGGTTCTCGGTCAACCCGGAGAGGCGGGACGAGTTCCGCTCCCAGGCGGTGGCGCGTGCCTTCGCCGATGCCGGGGAAAGAGCAAAGCGATTGGCGACCGACAAGCTGATGGCCGCCTCGAATGCCGCCATGCGCTCCGCCCAGTCCTTCTATCCGCAGATAAATTCCCAGTTGGCCTACGCCAACATGGGCCGCCAGCGGCAGGGGGATTTCCTGGAGGCGGCGCAGGACTCCATCGGCATGGTGGGCGATATCTTCAACCTCCGGGGCAATCAGCCCAGCATCGGCCAGAACATAAGCTGGTGGCCCAACTCCACGCCGGGGGGCAGCCAGCCCGCGAACAACTGGGCGGGCGCCGACCCCAAGCTCTCCAAGCCTGACATCCGCCGGGATTACAACTATGCCTGAGATGTTTCCGGGCGATGGCGACCCGACCACCATCGTTCTCTCGGAAGTGCTCAAGCGGAACATGCCGGGGGCTGCCTCCGACATGGCGAACGGGGGTCCGGTCCAGCCCATCGACTTCGCCGGCCAGTTGATGCAGCACAAGGACAAGATCACCAAGCTGCTGACCAGCGACCGGCCGTCTTCCGACACGGTGACCAGAGCCATCGCCAGAGCGGTAGGCGGCAAGTCCACCTACGGCGAGGCGATGAACACGCTGCGGGCCAGCGAGCGCGCTTCCGCCTCCAACCTCTACAACATGCTCGACCGCGAGCGTTCGTCGCAGCGGGACGAAAGGCGCCTGAATATCCAGGAATCGCACAACTCCCTGTCCCAGTTGAAGCTGATGGTCGAGATGGGCAACCAGCCGGCCAAGATATTCGACGGAGAGCTGACCCGGTTCGTCACCCAGCCCCGCGACAAGCTGGCCATCCTCAACTACATGGACAAGAACAAGCAGCGGTACGGCCAGATCACTTTGGCCAATGCCGCCCAGATGGCCCGCCAGCTTGCCTCGGATGCCTTCTCGGAAGGGGTGATTACGGGGTCGCCGCCCCCTTCTGGCGGAAGCGAATTCGAGCGCTTGTCGGCCATTCCTGAAGGCCAGCGCACGCCTGAGCAGCAGCAGCGCGTTCAGAGAATGTTGGGCGCTGGCGGGGCGGGCGGCAGCATTGAAATCCCCACCCCAGACGGCCCCATAAAGATCGACCTGAGCGGCATGGCCAAGAACCAGCAGGGCAAGGTGGTTGAGGATCTGAAGAAGACCGAGCTTGCCGGCAGGCGGGTTATCGAGACCGCCAACAGCATCCAGCAGCAACTGGCCAGCAGTCCGTCCACGGGGGTGTTCGGGCGCGTCATACGCGGGCTGGACAACATGGTCGATCAGTTGGCCCAGGTTTCGGAGACTTACGGTTACAAGGTGGACCGGGGCTTGGCCGACCCCGCCAACTACAACCTTTCCGGTCTCGGCGAGATGGCCAAGGGCTCGGCCGTGTTTCAATCCAATCTCGTCAAGCTGGCTTATGTGGTGGCTCGGCTCCAGAACGGACCCGGTCCGCTCTCAAAGGGCGACGTGCAAGACGCTCTGCAACGCATCGGCGCCGCCGGCTCACGGGGACAACTCGCGGCCGTGCTGGAAGACGTGAAGGGCGACGCCCAGAAGGAGTTGGACATTCTCTATAAGACGTGGTCGCCCGACAGCAAGGCGCCGGTCATCTATGAGCGGAAGGCCGGCGCAAGCCAGCCCAAGCCGCCCGCAGAAATGTCTGACGAGGAATTGCTGCGCCAGTTGGGGGCTCAGTAATGCCGAGCTTGGACCTCATTCTGGAGGCGGAGCGGCGCGGCATCCTGCCGGCGGACAAGCGCCCGCTGCTGGAAGAGGCAAGGCGCCGGGGACTGGTGCCCGGTATGGCAGGCGAGGCCGGCACCACCGCCGAGCCTGCTATCGAGGGGCCGCCCAAGGGCCACATCGAGCGCGCCACAGACTTTGTGAAGTCGGTTCCGTGGCAGCAGATGACCCAGCCCGATAGAGAGATCGGCCGGCTCGTCGGGACCGGGGTCGAGGGCTTCAACCAAGGCGTCGCCAACATCGGCGATCTTTTGACGGGGTCTCGCGCCTTCAGCGATCTTGCCAAGCGGCTCGGCATGACGGGCGGGATAGATCCGCAGACCGTTACGCAGAGATTCGCCAACCGCATCGGGCAGGAGCTTGGCGCAACGGCTGTGCCCGGTGGTGCGGCTGCCGCTACGGGTCGTTATGTATCGCGCGGTCTCGACGGCAGCCGCAACGTCATCCAGCAGCTATTTGCCAAGGCATATGAGAACCCGGGACGCTTCCTTGTCGATGAATTGGGAATCGCGGTTGGGGCGGGGGCGGGCGCTCAGGTCGCCCGCGAAGTCGCTCCCGGAAGTGACCTTGCTGAAGCGGGCGGACAGTTGGCTGGCGGTACGGCCGCCGCGCTTAAACAGGTCGCCCGCCCCCGTGTCGGCCAGCAGGCCCGGGAGGAAAAAACCGCCCAGATGCTGCGCGAGCAGTCGAGCGCGCAGGGTGAGCTGGAGCCCAGGCTGGAAGCCGGCCTGTCAGAATTCGGCGAGAAGCTTCCCTCTGTGCGCCCGACCCTATCGCAGGCGGCCGACGACAAGGGCTTGGCCGCTCTCGAACGCACAATGGCCCAGACGGGGGCACCCCAGCAGCAGGGGCAGTTTGCCGACAGATACGCCGCCCAAAGCGCCGCCGTGCGTGACAGACTCAGGGGCGACCAGACCACAGATCTGGACCCCGACCGCGCGGGGCAGGTCATCCGGCAGGATATCGCCGACAGATACGCCCGCGTGGTTTCTGAGAGAACCAGAGCCGTATCGCCCCTTTACAGGGCGGCTGAGGAATCACCCACCGAGATCGACACCGCGAACGTCTTCGCGTCCATCGACGATCTTGCGAAGGGCGCGAAGGGCGAGGCCGCCGCCGCTTTGGACGCGGCGCGCAAGGCCCTTATGGCGGGGGACAAGCCCGATACCTCGGCCCGGGGACTCAACGCCGCCCGCAAAGAGATCAACCGCCTGATCGACAAGCGAGGCCCCGACGCCTACGACAGCAATACCAAGCGGATGCTCTTGCGTGTCCGCGACGATCTGGACAATGCCCTTGAGGCGGAGCCCAGCTTCTCCGCCGCGCAGGCCAAGTTCAAGGAGATGTCGCCGCCGGTCTCCAGATTTGAGGATCCCGACGCGCCGACAGTGGCCAAGGCTATCGAGAAGCCGGAGTCATACGCTAAAAGCTACAACGTCGCGGAAGTTGACGTGCCGAAACTCTTCGTCGGCAAGACGGCCAAGCCCGAAGACTGGAAACAGCTCGTCAAGGCGACCGGGGAGAGATCGAAAGCCGTTGAAGCAGCGAAGAACGTCCTCAACCAGCGGCTGGTCCGCGAGTCTTCCTCAAACGACAAAATCTCCGCCTTCCGCCTGGGTAACTTCATCGGGAGCAATGTGTCCTTGCTGAAAGAGGTCTACGGGCAAGGGCACGTCGCGAGCCTGCACCAGATCCGCAACTTGGTGGCGAGACTTGAGACGGCCCAGAAGCCGCTGGGCTCCGGCTCGGACACGATGGCGAAATACTCGATTGCCAAGCGGCTGGCGGAAACCCCGATACGGCAGGTTGGTCAGCTACAGCCTCTGAGCCTCAAGCGGCTTGGTCGGCAGCTTCTTTTCGAGGTTGCGGAACGCTCTGACGAGAAATTCGGCGAGCTGGTCAGGGATGCCGTATTGAATCCTCAACTGGCCAAAGACCTATTGGCCAATCTGAGGACGCGGGAGGGCGACCGCGCACGAGTACGCCTGCAAACCTACATCGCCAATCTTGGCGGTGAATCACAGGAGAAATAGCATGGGTTATCGTCCGACGCAGAAGACCAAGCAGGGCGGCGGCAACGGCGGCAAGGGTCCGACCGTTTCCGGCGGCCTCAAGGGCTCGAAGAAGTCGCCGACCTACAACGGCGCGATGAAGTAACAGAGCCCGAATAACAGACGGAGAGGGCGCCTTCGGGCGCCCTTTTGATTCATGGCCATACGCACGAAATCCGCCATCCAGGCTTTCTTTGAATCCGGCGACAAGCCGACGCAACAGCAGTTCGCCGACTGGATCGATTCCTGCGTGTTCATCCCCACGGCGGGGGCCACGGGGATTGTCGAGGTGGAAAGCACCGCCTCGGCCACCACCCGAACACTCGGGGCTCTCGGGGCGATCCTGATCGGAGCCGGCACCACCGCCTCGGCGCTGGGGAACCTCGGTGGATCGACGGTGGGGCAGAGCGTCTTTACCGCGACCAACACGGCCTCGGCCCAGGACAAGCTTGGGATAGGGGCGTTCGGACGCACGGTGTTCCAGGCGGTGGTCACCGCTTCGGTCTTCAACGGCCTCACGGAGGCGATCACCGGGCACATCGAATCCCCGACCTCGGGCAAGTCCTATGTCCTGGATCAGGCGGCACCGTTCTCCTACCAGATCAACTCGCTGGTCATCAAAGCGTCCGCCGGGACCGGGACCGTGGCGGTCAAGGTGGACGGGGTAGACGTCTCCGGCCTCGCCGCGGTCGGCGTTTCGGCCGGCAGCTCCAATTCGGCGGCGGCGACCGGCGGCAATTCGGTGGCAACCTCTGCCCGGGTTGTCCTCATCCCCACCGGCCTGACCTCGGCGGCGGATTTCTGGTTCACCATCAAGACCACCCGCACATGAGGCGCTGGCAATTCTTCTCGGCAGCCGGCGGCGCTCCCGCGACGGTCACCTTCACCGACTCGTCCGTCGATGCGACCAACGGCACGGTCTACACCTTCTCGGGCCAAGCCATCGGCACGGCGGCCTCGAATCGCAAGGTGGTCTTCGCGGCCTATGCCAGCAACGGCCCGGCCAACGCCACGGCCACACTGGGCGGCAACGCCGCGACGCAGATCGCCAGCGTCACCAACGGCGGCGGCGAAATCCGCCTGTTCCAGATCGATGTCCCATCCGGCACCACGGCAGACATCGTGGTCACGTGGTCGGCGGGCGTCCTGCGCTGCGGCATCGGCGTCTGGGCGGTGTACGGCGCCGAATCCTCCGCCCATGCCACGGCCGCGGATTCGGACGGCTCCGACCCGCTGAGCGTAAGCCTCAACTGCCCGGCCGGCGGCGTGGTCATCGCCGCAGCCTTCAATTCCAACGGCTCAACTTTCACATGGGCCGGCGTGACCGAGAACTATGACGAGGTGGTTGAGGGTGCCAACACCCACACGGGCGCCTCGGATGCCTTCGCCACGACACAGACCGGACTAGCCATCTCGTGCGACCCCAGCGCCTCCAGCGACCAGGGCCTCGTTGCCGCTTCTTGGGGGCCGGCTTAACGGCGGGGCCAGCCGCGTGTTCAGACGCGGCCGAATACAGGAGTGTACCTGCATGATCCTACGCGCGCTCAGATCCCCCGCCTACCGACGTACATCGGCCTATATAGCCTGCCTGATTCCGCTGCTTCTCGGAAGTGCGCCGGGTCACAGCCAGGGCTGTTTTCCACTCGCAATCCAAGTCGCGCGCATACAAATGTCCGCGCCCGACGTTCAGATCGCCGAGACCTTGACCGGCGAAGCAGCCACCAGATTTATGGAGGCGTGGAACGAGGAACCGCCCCCGACGAACGAAACGGCTGACCTGATCACCACGTTTTTCTCCCCGCATTTCCCCGATGTCGTGATGGTGATCGTCTCGAACGAAGGATGCGTGGTCACAACGCAGGGCTGGGCGCAGAAAGACTATCAGAAGCTCAAGCGCGGGCCGGGGCAGCCGTCGTGAGCGACCCCAGCAACGAGCGCCGTAACGGCAACGGCAAGATCAACTGGCAGGCGGTGGGCGTCGTCCTCGCCATCCTGACAGCGGCCTACGCGGTGGCCGAGGCAAACGGCGGCCAGAAATCCGCCGTGGCCCAGATCGAGCGGCGGCTGGATCGCATGGAAGGCTTCGCGGCGGACATCGCGGAACTGAGAGCCCAAGTCCGCTTCCTCGTCGCGGCCGAGCAAAGACGGCAGGGCGGACGAGGGGGCGAGTAGATGACCCAGGCCGCCCTATCTGACGATGACTGTAGGAAAGCAATCGACGCACTGGAGGCTTGCGAGGGGAACAAGACGGAGGCGGCAAAGCTCCTCGGCCTCAACCGCAAGACCTTCTGTAGCCGGCTGGTGAACGCGCTGGCGCGAAAGGACTCGCTCAAACCCATCACCCTGCCGGAGTTCCCCGAGGACGATCTACCTGTCCGCGACCTGATCGAGATCAACAAGAAGAGGTTCGTCAAACGGGAAGCCCACGCCACTGCCCGCAAATGGTTCCCGATCAAGGTCAACGTCGCGGGGCCCATCGGCGTCTCGTTCTTCGGAGACCCGCACGTCGATAACAACGGCTGCAACTGGCCGCTGCTCGATCATCATTGCGACCTGCACCGGAAGAACGACGCCCTGTTCGCGGTCAACATCGGTGACACCACGGACAACTGGATGGGCCGGCTCCTTCGGCTGGCGGCAAAGTCTGACACCTCGCAGTCCTCCGCCCGCAAGCTCGCCAAGTGGCTGCTTCTCGATAGCGGTGTGACCTGGCTCGCCAACCTCTTCGGCAACCACGATGACTGGAACGACGGCGCCGCCATCCTTGAGGCGATGGCCGGGCATGTCGTCCCGATGCACGACTGGCAGGCCCAGTTCAGATTGGTGTTTCCCAAGGGGAGGGAGTGCCGGGTCTGGGCCGCGCACAACTTCGCCGGCCACTCGATGTGGAACACCCTTCACGGCCCCCAGAAAGCCGCACACACCAAGGACGCGGCGGATATCTATGCGGCCGGGCACACCCATAACTGGGCGGTGCATCAGGAGGAGTCCGCGTCCAAGGGCTTCGTCTACTGGCTCATCCGCTCGCGCGGCTACAAGTTCATCGACGATCACGCGGAGAAGCTGGGGCACGCCGGTCAGCAGGAAGGCGCGGCGATCACCGCAATCATCGATCCCGAGGCCAAGAGCATGGCGGGATTCGTCCAGTGCTTTGCCGACATGGACGAGGCGGTGGACTACCTGCGCTTTCGGCGCAAGCGGGCCAAAGCATGACCATCATTGCCTACCGCGCCGGCATCCTCGCTGCCGACACTCTGTTCACCGGGGACCGTGGGTTGAAGTCATACGGGACCAAGGTATTCCAGCTATCGGATGGCCGTATCTGCGGCTTCGCCGGCAACCCGACGAACTTCTACCTGTTCAAGCGGTTCCTCGAAAACGAGGGCGACCGCCCGACCTTTGCCGAGAAGGACCGCGAGCGCTTCCATGCCCTCGTCCTCTCCCCGGACGGCAAGCTCGAAGAGTGGGAGGACGAGCGGATATCCGTCCCCATTGAGGACGAGTTCTATGCCATCGGCTCCGGTGCCGTCGCTGCGACCGCCGCAATGCACATGGGCGCCGACGCCAGACGAGCGGTTGAGATCGCCATCCTTTGCGACGAGGGCTGTGGCGGCAGCGTCAAGGCAATCTCAATCCGTGAAGCGCCATCGTAAATGGCGAAAGGTAAGGCCGATAACGTGAAACCGCTCCTCTATCTCGCCAGCCCGTACAGTAAGTTCCCCGGCGGACTGGACGAAGCCGCAAGGCTGGCCCGCGCCAACCACGGGCTGCTTCTCTCAGCCGGACTCAACGTGTTCTGCCCGATTGCCCACGCGCACGATACGCCGGTCAACCGCAGGGACTACGAACTGTGGCTAAGGGTCGATGAGGCTCTGGCCGCCCGCTCCGATGTGCTGCTCGTCCTGCTGCTGGAGGGCTGGGACACCAGCCACGGCGTCACGCAGGAAATCGGCTGGTTCAAGAAATGGGGCAAGCCGATCATCCATATGACGCCCGGCATCGTGCCCGACAACATCGTCAGGGTCTACGCATGAGCGAACGCCTAGCCAAATTCGACGCTGCCGTTCAGGACCTCGTGCGGGTGAGGGGGGAGGACTACGGCCACCCCTCGGCCAACTTCGCCCGCATCCAGAAGCTCAAGGCCATCATTGCCGAGTGCCCGCACCCAGAAGCGAGGGAGGCGCTCGACAGCATCGCGGTCAAGATATCCCGATTGATTGAGAACCCGGCGCATCTGGACTCGTGGCAGGACATCGCCGGCTATGCCCGGACCGGCGTGATGGTGACGGATCGATGAACCTCAAGCCCGGCGTCGATATGAACGGCGTACAGCCCGAGATACTGGAAGCCTGCGCCAAGATCCATCACCTGATGGAAGGGACGGGACAGTTCACCCTCACGGCCTGCCTCGACGGCAAGCACAAGCAAGGCTCCCTGCACTACAAGGGATTCGCCGTGGACATCCGCTCGAAGCACATACCGGACGAGAAGAAAGACGCGGTGGTGGCCGCCATCAAGGCAACGCTGGGAAGGAATTACGACGTGATCCTTGAAGCCACCCACATCCACCTTGAGTACGATCCGAAGGAATAGCTTGCATGGACCCCATCACCATAGCCCTCGGCCTTGCGCAACTGGCTCCGATAGTGGCTGGTTGGTTCGGCGGCTCCAAGGTGCAGGAGAACGCGCAGAAGGTTGTCGATATCGCCTCCGCCGTCCTGCCGGGCACGCCCAAGGACCAGTTGATCGAAGCCCTGAAGGCCAACCCGGACAAGCTGATCGAATTCCAGAAGGCGGTTCAGGAACAGCACACCGAAGTCATGCGGGCGGTACTGGCGGATATCCAGAACGCCCGGGGCACGATGGTGACGCTGGCGGGGCAGGGCTCAAAGCTCGCCTGGGGCGCGGCTGCCGTGTCTCTCGCCGTGGTCATCGCGAATTGCGCCATGGGCTACTATATCTTCACGGATGCGATCCCGGCCGGGAACAAAGACCTGGCCATGCTGTACGCCGGCTCCCTCTTGGCAGCCCTCGGCGGTGTCATCGCCTTCTGGACGGGATCGAGCTACGGCAGCATCCAGAAAACCGACGCGCTGATTCGCAAGTAACCCTTGTCGCTACGGGGCGTCTCGTTTAGAATCTTGAGTGCTGCGGTCGCGTCGCGACACGGATGGCGGTTTACCGTACATCGAGGTCGGGTGGGCACCTTCCGGGGATCGCCCTTAACCTTGGGAACCCGGACGCGATAAAGGTTCGGCCGGATCGTTCCGCAGTGCTTTTCGTCAGCCGCTCTCACCGCAAGGTGATCGGCGTCTAAAACCTCCCGCTCGGAGGCATCCGGGTTGATCGCCGGGTGAGTAATTCCCCCACCGGGCAAGCCTCGGTGTATAGGGCCGCTCTCCTTCACACCGGGGGCGGCCCTTTCTGCGTGACTAGGGGCTTACCAAAGCAGGCAGAGCAACCACCAGATTGCGAAGGCAACGGCAAAGGCCTTAAAGAAATCGGCGGCAGGCGAATTCACCCAGCCCTCACTTGCCGGCACAGGCCGCTTTGACGGCATCCATGCCCTTTGAACACGCGTCCATCAGGTCGTGCCACCCGTAAGTGCGCTGGTAGCGCGAGAGCCCCAAGTGATCAGAAAAGGCACGCCAGAACGTCAGCCAGCTCTTCTCGGCGTCGCTAGCGTTCTCGATCTTACGCAGGCGCTCTATCTCCCGTGCGGCGCGCCAGCAAACGTGATCGCGGTGGCTCTTGTTGCGGCGACTACTTTGCCACGCCTTCGCGTCAAGCTCTTTGATAATGTCGCGCGCCATTGGCCCTTCTCAGCTCACAGATACTCTGGTAGATCAGACTCACGCAGCAGAAGTCCGGAATACTTTTCGGACGCGTACTCGACAGACCGTTCGCGGGCGAAGGGGCCGCTGAAAATGACGGTGTAGACCCCGCCGTCACCGGAAGAGTCGATAGACGAGACAATCCAATCGGCGGACTCCGGGTCCTTAAATACGGTGGCGGTCGCGGCCACGCGGTTTAGGGTCCCGGTTTCGCCCAGCATAATTTTCGCTTCTCGGGCGTTGCGCCGAAGCCTGCTTGTCATCCTCTACCTCTCCACCTGGGATATCAGGGCGGCGAGCATGGCTTTGCACCAGCCCTCGCCATCTTCGCCCGCGCTCTCCATGCCCGGCAACAGCCCCAGATCCTGTTTCTGCAATTTCTTGAGAAAGGAGAGGACGGCGGCTTTAAGCGCCGCGTCCTGTGATTCTTCGAATTCGCGGATCGTCAGCGAGTGCCCGCGCTTGATGGTTGACGCGTACATTTCTCGCGCCTCCTCCATCGCCTTCTCTGCGGGGGTGGGCATCAGTGCCTCCAGCCGTCTTTGTCGATGATCGTGCGCGAGCCCGGCGGCATTCGAGGGGGATCATCCCGGCCGGAGCACGGGTTGCAGACCGGGCACGGATCGCCCGGGCCGCACTCGCAGGCATTCGCCGCGTTGCTCACGCCGCCCCATGGGCGGTCATGGTGACTCTCACACACCCAGCCGGTGTCATCACAATTCGTACATAGCTCCCGCTCCTCACCTGTCATGGACTGGGGGCTCCTACTTGATCTCGGTTGTGCGCCGGAACACGGCGGCTTCGGCATTATACCGCTGATACCCGGCCCTGCCCTTCGCCCGGCAACGCCGGCCTCCCGGGCAGCTTGATGCCGAAGGACCGGGCCGCCCGTTTACGGTAGCCTTCGTCTCTGTGCTCCCGGGCCATGCGCTTAATCATCTCCTCCCGCCAAATTTTGTCGTGGCCGTGAGCATCGAAGTCGGTGTTCAGGTTGGCGATGTAGCGCAGTAGCCGGGCGCTCGGCTTGAACCACTCGCCGCGTATGCGCTCGCGCGCGAACTTTGCGTGAAGCATCGACTCAAGGGCTACCGTCCCGGGGTAGACGCCGAGGAGCAGCAGGGGGAGGTGGTTCCCGGTTTGTAGGAGCGCCACCCGCTCCGCCACGCTGACGGCATACCCGATCTTGACCGGCCCTTTGGCCCCCGCCCGGACGAAGTAAATGCAACGCGCGCAACTTGCGCGCTGTTCGCGGTTTGATCTGCCTGATTCTGACATTTATGGATTACCCCGGGCTAGTTGCATCAAGGCCTTAGCTCCTCTGAAACCTAGGGCGGTGCCTTGACATGGTAGGGGTCACAGGTTCAATCCCTGTCGCACCCACCATTATTCTACGGGCCTTTCTTGCAGGTTTCAAGATTTCCGCAGGCCCGGCCGGAGCGCGCAAGTTGCGCGCAACGGTAGCCCATATCGATTCGATGGCCCGCTTCGCATCCTGGCAATAGCCGGGCTCGTAGGGAGCATAGATAAGGTCGGTCCGCTTGGTGTTCGGCGGGCGGTGGCCGAGCATGATGCTGATCTGGTCGCCCGGGACCCCGCGACGGCGCAGCTCCCGCGCTATCGTATGGCGGAGCGAGTAGGGGTTGACCCTCTCATCCAGCCCCGCATCCGCCCGCATCCGGCGGAACGCCGTCTTGCTGCTTCGGATGCCCTCCCCGTGATACGCGATAAACGGCCCCTTGCCGGCCCGCTTGAACTCATCCCGCAGGAATCGCGGCATGGGCACCACCGGCCGGAACTTCTTGGTCTGCTTCCGACCCGGCGGGCTCAGGTCGATAAGCCCGTGCTCGAAGTCGGCCTGTTTGTCGGGTTCGAAGTCGAAGGCGGCATCCGGCCGGCAGAGGGTGCCGATCAGCATTTGCAGGAACCGCCACTCGTGGACGTAGGCGCACGCCTTGAGCAGGGCCGTCACCTCGCCCAGCTTCAGCGGCCTGCCCTTGGGCTCTACCGGGTCGTTGTCCGGGTGATCCTCTGGGATGGTCGGCACGTAGGGGACCACGGTCAGCCCGTGGTGCCTGCGGGAGTGATTAAAGGCCGCCCGGAGCACCATGCGCTCCCGGTTGATGGTCTGGAACCCGGCCCCCTGCAACCGCCGCTTTTCCTCATACATAGAATGAGATTTTGCGGTTACGGCCGTGCCCCGGGCCACACCGTAGAAGGCAATCAGGTGCGCCTTGGCGATCCTGGCCTGTTCGGCGCTGGGGCGCTTGGAGGCGTGCTCGCGGTAGTAGGTTTCCAGCACCTCCCGAACCTCTACGTCGGCCGGTTCGACGACTGGACCACGCGCAGCTTCGAGGACGAAAGCCGCGAGGACTTGGGTAGCCTGCTCGCGATCCGCCGTGCCTGTCGTTCTGCGAAAGCTACGGTGTCCCTCGGTCCACGTGATGTACCAACGGGGACTGCCGGGGATCTTGGCGAGTCGGTAGTCTGGCATGGCGCTTTAACCTGTGCCGCTTTGTAGGCTTCGATTTGGGAGAGGGGGTAGAACACCCGGCCGCGCACGGTAGCATAGCCGAGCCTGCCGTCCAGCCGCTCCCGGCGCACCGTTCCCGGGGAACAGCGCAGCTCCTTGGCGGCCTCGTCTGCTGTCAGCCAGGGGTCGTCCACAACGCTACTCCATTTCTCGCAATGTCATTCTCTCGCTCACGAAGGGGTGGGGGTTTTCAGGGAGCGGATGGCGGTGGCGGCTTCGCGGTGCTTGCAGCACGAACCACAACCGCACCCGGCTACGATGCCGCCTCGAAAGCCTGTCGATTGTGTGTGAACGCAGCCGTCGTGATAAGCCGCCGCTGACTCCAATAGGGCGTCTCGCTCTTTCATGTTCCACGCCTTCTGCCTCAGAGCGTCAGTCATGGGGCAACCTCGCTTTTGACTGGGGAGGTCGGCACGCCGAGCATTGATAGAACTGCCGACGAGTGTCCGCGCTCGTGGGCTTGCCGCATTACTGCGATCATGAACGAGTCAATGTTGCCGTTGCTCTGCCCGGCCCAATTCGCCCACTCGATAGCGAGGCCCAGCGGCGCCTTAAGGCCTGTAGTTCGGCCGTACTCCCCCGGCTCCCACTCGACCAAGGCGAGGAACTGTAAGCCACGTTCCACGCAACGGTCGCGCAGCTTAGCTAACTCGGGCGCGATCTCCTTGTCGTAGAAATCTTCACGTTCCTTTTCGTCGCCCATCATCCCTTCTCCTTCCCCGCCAGGAGGGCGCGTAACTGGTCGCGCACCTCGACGAAGCTCTGACATTCAGGCGGCAGTTCGCCCTTGCCGCCGCTGAGTTCAGCCAGCCTCTTGGTTGCCTCGATATAGCCATCCATCGCGATGGCGGCGGCCTCAACCACATGAAGCGGCACCTCCACCGTCCCTGCCGGCGAGACTGAGGGGGATAGGGCTTCGACAATGGCATCCGCCAGCGGGGGACAGTCATGGACGATGGCGCGCACAGCGCCCGTGCTGTCGAAAATCTGGCTTTTGCCGGTGCCCGCCCCAAGGTGGATGACGGTAAGCGGTAAAAGCCGTTCGCAGCGCCGCAACGCCGTCGCCATCTGCTGCTCCCGGGTGGTCATGGCTCATGGATCCTTGCGATTAGATAGATAACGCCGACAACTAAAGCGGCGGCGATGACGCTGATGAGAAGCTCACCCACGCTTGCCTCCTTCGGAAGGGAGGGCGGAAACGACTTGGCGGGCCTTCCGCGCGGCCTCACCCATGCGCTTCGAGTGCGACGCCATGAACGCCTTGTCTTCGTCGAGTTGCTTTGCGGTGAGCCCTTCAAACTTGCTGCCGCCCGGATGATTGCAGTGCATCACCCAGAACTTGTCCTCGGCTTCCTCCAGTTCGGTGACGGCAGCCTCCACCACCACCCTGTACTGCTCGGCCAGGGCTTCGGCGGAATTCAGCCGTTCAGACAGGGTAAAGGCTTCGCGCGCAATGTTGTGCACCCTGTCTTCGGCAGTTTCGTATCTCGTTTGATTATCCCGCGCCCTCTCCCTCTCCGCCGCTAGGGCAGCTTCGGCGGCATCTCGTTGCTCGGTCAATCGGCAGATATCCTTGACGCGCTGAACGTCGGCGGCTTCCAGTGCCCCCACCCGTGCGGCGAGCTTGTCGATCAGGTCGGCGGCTTCGTCTTCTAGTTTGGCCGTCCCGGCGTAGCTAATAGCCGGGGGCGCGTTGCGCCATGCCGCCGCATCAATGCGTAACCGCTTCACCACCTCCCTCACCGCCTCATCGGCTGGCGGGGTGGGGGTGCGGCGGTCAAAGCCGATGTCAGTAGCGGTGCCGTCCTGCGCCAAGGCGATGTAGGTCGGCGG